AGGCGGCGTTATTAATCTGGCAATACTTGCATTAGTGATAACAGGGTATCTGCGCACTCACGCTTTGTTTCTCGTATAGCTTTTGCTTTTGCTGCTTCTACTTCAGAATTAAAAGCCTCATGCGGTTCGCCAGGATCGTTTGCGTCAGCGGTCCATCGGTTTGATAATTCCACTAATATTGTATTTCTCATTTCGCTCTCTCTGCTGACATCATCTTCATAAACATTAATATCATTGGGTCCCGAGTGATACGCGAGATTAAATCCATTAGCTCTTGGTTTTCTGTTACTGCCATAACCGCTTTGAATATTGGAGGCATCCAACCGTCAATCGATACTTGAAGCCCACGTACTGCAATTTCCTGTGAGTCTGATTTTTCTTTTAATCCGTAATTAACAAATGCAAGGCACGGTATGTTTTCTTCTTTACAGGCTTCGTATAGCTGCTCAAGAATTTTATCTATCTTGCCGCCATCAACACATATCTCTTCTTTATCGAAGTCAGCTGGCGCATTCGAGAATGAATGCTCTGTTTCTTCATCAAGCTTGCGTTCTTTTTCAGGGCTAGCTTCTTGCCCTTCAGCCTGAGTGCTTTCCTGAATTACTGCATCACCTTCACCTAGTTCTTGTTCTGCTTGTTTTGTTTTGTTATCCATCTTTGTTCTCCTTGCGGCTCATTGAGCGGCGTTATTTACGTTCTGCGTCGTGTACTGTATTTAATGTATTTCTGCCAATCCTTATTAAAGATTGTTCTCACCACGGTTTTGTCTTCACCTGGCTTTGCTAAGTCGATATATACGTCCAGCGGATCGATATGAGTAATTTTGTAGGTGTCCTCATCACGATTAAGAACAATGAAATCCCCTACTTCATATCCATACGGGTTTGACGTTAGCTCGATTGAATCTGTTGTTAGGATATTGCCTACCTTCATATCCTCTGGCCAAGCAATAAAAGTATCTTTTGTCTTGGGCAGCTTTGGGCATGCCAATACTGGTAATGCTGTCGCAGCTGCTAACCCACCAATTGTTTTTAAGAACGCTCGTCTTTTCATTAGCCTTTCCACATATAGTGAGGTGGTTCATCCAATATCCATAAGTGGCGCATATTTGCCACGTTTACTACATCGCTGTCCGGTGGGTATACCTCGGTTGCTGTTTTTTTACCGTATCCGCACTGGCTTTTAAGTTCCTGCAGTTCTACCCAAGTAATTTCCTCTGCCCACTTACCGTCTGTTTTTACTGCAGTCCGGCATACTGACATTCGTTTAACATTAACCTCTTGATATATCTGGACCAAGAATCCACGGGAGCGCCACACTTCGATTAAGCTTTTTGGTTTTGATGTTGGCCAGCTTTCTTCCGGTACCTGCTTTAGTTTCTCTGGCCACTTTACGTTTTCTTCTTCTATAAGCTTATTCAGTTTTTTCGCATTCATTGTAAGCTCCCCGCTTTAACAGTGCTCACTACGTTCCAGTGCTGCTTCAGCGCTTGTCGCCATGTTGAGCAGCGTTCCTGTATATCCAGCCAGCCTTCACCAGAGAAGACCATTGTTTCAAACAATACAGGCGGTCCATTCATTGTGTGATTATGATCTATGCCTAAAAATACGGTTGATACATAACACCCTTTAAGGTGTGTTCTTCTTACTTTTCTTTTTGCCTTTATGTTGGCTTTCTCCATCCACATACCCCACTTAAGCAAATCATCACAAGGTACTGGCTTGCGGTGCTTTATTGTGAAAAGCCCCACTGGTGGCGGCGGATCATATCTTGGTGGATTTCCTGTCATCTCTCGTTACCTCACTGGTTCCTAAATGATGCCATCCTTGGCTGGGGGGGGGTGATTTACTTATAAATAATCCAATCGTCTGCATCGATATCTGACTGTAATGCTAACCAGCCAGGTAACATTGCACGCCGGCCTTGAGCGTTTACCGTGTACATATCAAAATGAGGCAAAATATCAATTGTCTCCATGTTCGGTAATGCCAGCGCATAAGGTGTGCCCTCTCTTAGCTTAGCTTCTTTTGTGCCAGGCACATAAATGCAGAACATGCCTTTACCGTTCCAGCCGGTTCGCGCTGCTTTCATGCCGTTCTTCATTGCTTCAACAGCAAGCCCGAAACTACACTCGGTCACTCTACGGTATGCGTTGTCGAATTGTTCTTTTGGGGACCAGCTTACATAACCATCATATTCGTCAGTATTGGGTTTTCCACCATCAAGATACTCAACCAGATAACCGTCATCGGTTGCTTCTTCATCTTCAGGTAACAGCCATCCACGGAAATTATTGTATTCAAGCCGAGTCATCGGTATTGCATTAATTAGTTTGGTGCCAATATATCGCTGCATGTTCGTTCCCCTGTTCATTGTTGATATTGTTACGTGCTGTGATTTTGTGTCCATCTTACTATCCCCAGTTAATCGGCTACGCTGGTGATGTACCCAGCGGAATCTCTTCTTATCGTTACTTGTGGGCGCTCATCAAAGATGTACTCATAGTTCTCTATCATCGATAGCGATATCTCAAACATCTTAATGTTGTTCTTCAGTTCCTCAATTTTCTTTATTGCCAGTCCTTTGTGCTTACTGAAAACACCTGAGATGGCATCGTTCTTTGTCCGGTGCTCATTCTTCTCAATGCGTTTTTTCTTTCTCTCTTGAGACTTCAGCTGAGTCTTTGCTGTTTGCACGTTCTGCAGTGTTGTCTTTCTCAGTGTTTCCACAACATCAACGTAAGCCAAGTCAACCTGCTCATTATTAATGATCTGGTCAACAATCGACGCAACATAAGACTTAACTTCATTAACCTGCTCTGCGGTGAACCGGCCAAACTCATCATATTGCTTGCGCTTAATTGGATCGCTGAGCATTTCAAATGCTTCTTGAATTAATTTAAAGCGCTCATCGTCGCCTTCTTCTTTATCAGGGTGAAACTTATTAGCCAGTTTCCGGTAAGCAGCTCGAATATATTCTTGCGAACTATCTCTATCCGCGCCAAGCACTTCATAATAATCATCAGAATTAAAGTTGTGCTCTGGCTGTTTAGTTGTTGCTAACATGCGTTTAATGCTTCTCCGTTTTCTGCGTGCCATTTCGAGTGACAAGCTGCGCATAACCATCTCACGTTAAGAGGCTTTAAATAATCATCGTGGTGAGCGTGCTCACTTTCTTTCCCGCACTTGCATGGCTCACTAAATAACTTCCCATCTCTTATCGCGTTATTAACCATATTGTGGGCCTTGTACTTGTTTGGATATTTTTCTCTCCATTCCTTCACATACTCAGGCGTCTGTCTGTTTCCTCGTTTTCGGTCATATTCACGAATACGCTCTATGTTGTCGTTTCTATTTTTTGTTGAGTCTTCTTTGCAGCATGGCTTGCATTTATTTAACCGACCATCAACCATGCCTTTATGCTTGTAAAACTCATCTAATTCTTTTTCATCCCCACACTTAATGCATTCTTTCATTTTGCTCTCCAATTCTTTCGTCCCGAAGAGCGTAGCAAGCATATTAAATACTTACAAGGGACTTAATTAAAAGGGATATCGTCATCGAAATCTGCATTAGGTGCTGGTGCTGCTTGTTTGGCGCCAGACGGGTCCCCCGAACTAGCAGCGGGGGTTGGACCTGATTGCTGTCCACTGCCACTAGCACGACCGTCCAGCATTAACATTTCACTGGCGACAAACTTTGTGAAGTATTTTGTTTCACCTTGTTTGTCGGTCCACTTTTCGTTCTTGAACTTTCCAGCGATATAAACTTTTGATCCTTTCTTTAAATATTTATCCATAATTTCAGCGAGCTTTCCAAACGCCACTATGGTTGGGTATTCAACCTGATCCACTTGCTGCCCACTATTCTTGTCTTTATAGCCATCATTGCAAGCCATTGTAAATTGCGTAACAGCGGTCCCGTTAGGCATAAACTTAGTTTCAACGTCTTTAGTTAAGTTGCCAATAAATTCGCATCTGTTTAATGATTTTGCCATTATTTATTTTTCCTTTTTCTTTGGTTTTTTCTGTTGCATTCTCTGCACCCTCTGCCGCCGGCAGGGAAAATGTATGTATTTTCTTCGGTGTACTCATGACCGCTAGGGCAATGAGTTTTGTTTCCGTTATGGCTTACGCCTCTACGAATATTTTCGCCAAGCGTTACTGGTTCTAAATGGCTTGGATTAACGCACCCTCTAACTCTGCATAAATGATCGAGCTGCAAGCCTTTTGGTATCTCTCCAAAAAATAACCTATATGAAACTCTGTGGGCTTGCTCGCTTCTTCCATTAACCCAAAACCTACCGTAACCACCTACATCTGGAGCGCCCAACCATAACCAACAGCCAGACTCAGTGATACGCTCAATATTTTCTTCGAGTCTGCTGGCTATCGGCTTTACCGCTCTCATATAAACTTACCGTCAAGATGGTCGCACTCGTGGGCAATAACTCTTGCTGTAAAGTTCTTAACTTCTTCTTGAATTAGATCTTCATCTTCATCCCAGTACCGGATAATGATCTTCTTATCTCTGCGTATTTTTCTATGAACGCCAGGGCGCGATAAACAGCCTTCACCCTCAAGCTTGCTTTTACAGCCAGCTACTCTTTCGATAGCGGGGTTTATCATTGCGATCCATATTCCGGAATGCTGAATAAGGATAATGCGGTGTAAGTAGCCCAGCTGGTTCGCAGCTAAACCCACGCAACCGGCTTTCGTGCCTGCGTAGTATTGCGCGGTATCTTTTAGGTCCCGTACAATTTCAGCGATTAGATCTTGGTCATGTATTTCTTTGCTGGGGATCGCAAGCTGTTCCTTGTTTGTCACTATTCGTTTGATCATTATGAATCCTTCAAGAATTTCTTATCAAGATCTGCGGCGCCCTTAAGTACAGCATCAATCTCATTCATACCTAAACCAGTGACATCGCGCAGAAGCAGCAAAATACATCTGTTGTTTAACGGCCCGTCACGGAATCTGCGAATAGATGCTGATAGCTTTCTTACTTCTTCTGCGATTTCTTTTGTTTTGTCGATAGTTGTGCTCATTCAAATAATCCTTTGAACGGCTGGCTGTATAAGCACATGACGCGCTCACCTTCGATATCAATTTTTGTTTGGAGTGGCGAGAACTCGATAAGATCATCGTCGCCAATGTAGAAAGTTTCGGTGCCGTCTGCATCGATACGCACGCCAGCTATTTGTTCTAGTGTGTTTTCATCCCAAGGCTTACCTGCGAACCAATAATCAATTGCTACTCTTAGCGCCGCTTCTTTTCGGTTAGCCATCACGCTTGCGATGAAAAATGCTTGGTCTTTTGGATCGATCATAACGCAGCCTCTCCTGGGTTAGTGTATTTTTTTACTGTCTTCCGTAAGCAATCTTACTGGAGGCTTATGCAGGCTTTCACTTGCGTAGCATCCTATTTCATTTTCTTTCTTTTCAATTCCTGAGATGTAATCCTTAACTGGTACAAAATCCATCCCTTCGATATCAATTTTGGTTCCGTTGATATCTAATCCAAATGAGTCCTCATCATCGAGGTCAATCACATAGCATTCAGCGATAAGCATCGCATCTCTGAATTGCTTTTGCTTTATATTTCTTATTCGCTTGCTTTCAACAATCCGCTCAGCTGGGCTCATGTTTCTTGCTTTGTTCAGATTGTCCTGAAGCTCAAGATATTCTTTTTTCGTGACAACGCGCTCGCCATCTTCAGGGTGTTGAATTACAACTTCCTCATGGCCTTCGACAACGAAGAGCTTATGCAGCATAACCGCAAGCTCTTCATCATCGCTACAGTGGTTCTGTTGGTCGGCCTCGTTCATTATTCAACCAAAGTTAATGCAGCTGGATCAACAGACGACGCATAATCAACGCTGGCATTTGATACGTCAGCGAAATCTAAATCCATCTTTGCTGTTAGCGCAACAAACGCCTCTCGTAGTGCTGTTGAGTCGGCTAGTACCGCAGACATTACGCGCTTCATCTCAATTGATTCTTGAGTAGGCGCATGCTTAAAGTGTTGCTTGATTGAGATTGTCATAATAATTTACCTTCTGGTTACGGGTTCGAGTTGCGGCGCATTAGGACGCCATCCATCAGCAGTGTATAGCTTGCCGCCAACATAATACAGGCTTGAGCATAGCTTACATGCTGTGGGTTCTCCAGCGATTGTACCCTGGCCATCTTCAAAATCGATACGACTAACCATTAACGGTTCGCCGGCTTTCATGGCTCTACTCAATACGCCGATCTTGTGGCGCTTCCTTGGGCAGAGAATTTGTGTGCCTTTTGGCAGTAAATTTGACATAGCGTTATGTTACCTCTTATCGACTTTACTATCTACTTTTTTACTTGGGTCTAACCCAACAATACCAAAAATTTCTGTTCTATGTGGCTCCGGTATTCCTCCGTCCACTTTCTCGTCCAGCTTCCGAACAAACTCAGGTAATAGCCCTGCTACTGATTTCATGCTCATTATTTTTTACCGCCATAATAATTTTTCATGCTCGATACGTTCTGGCGGTCGTCGTCAGGTAGTTCGCCACAAAAATTCTTAAATCTGCTGTATTGAAGTTGGTCCGATAGGTAGTTTCTACCTACTGTGCCACTGCGCTGCTTGGCCGTTTCAATCTCTGTAATTCCTTCCCATCTTGAGTCTGCGTCATAAACGATATCGCGGTATAGAAATAAAATAGCATCGGCATCCTGTTCAATTGCCCCTGAATCACGCAAATCGGACATCTGCGGTCTTTTGTTTGGTCTTTGCTCTACTGAGCGATTAAGTTGAGATAGCGCGATAACGGGCACCTCAAGCTCTTTGGCAAGGCTTTTTAACCCTCTCGATATGTCAGATATAACCTGTACGCGGTTCTCTCCTTTGCCGGTCATCAGCTGCAGGTAGTCAACACAAACTAAAGAAAGTCCTTGAGTTCTTTTTATTTCTCTGCATTTAGATCGTATTTGATTGACGGTTAGCGCGGGCCTGTCATCGATTATAATATTTGAGGACATTAGCTTGCTGCAGCCATGTACAGATTTCTGTAAAATTTCCTCATCAACATTGGATCTGTATTCGCCATAATCTATACCAGAAATAGAGCACACGGATTTATCCAGCAGCTCTTCAAAAGCCATCTCCATAGAAAATATAGCAACCGGTAAATGCTGATCTATGCCAACATTCTCAGCGATATTCATCATAAGAGTGGTTTTACCCATTGCTGGGCGTGCGGCTAAAATAATCAGGTTTGATTTATTTAGCCCGTTAAGTCGTTTATCTATATCGCAAAACCCAGTTGATAGTCCTACCAGCTTGCCTTTGTTGTTGTATCTTTCTTCTAAATTATCTATGACGTTCGCTAACGCTTCCTTCATTGTTTTTTGTTTTTTGTGATTTTCTCCGAGACTCATCACTAAAGCCTGGGCTTGATCAATCGCGGCATCAACGTCTTCGCTGCCCATTAACGCATAAATCTCGCTGCTCACTTTTGCCAATCCTCTTAACCGCGCCTTCTTCTTAACAATGCCTGCGTAGGCTTTTACGTTCGCGGTGGTTGGTGTGCCTTTAACCAAGGAGCCCAGATAACTTAATCCCCCGTTCTCATTTATCTCTGCCCAGCTCTCATGCAGAATAACCGGATCCACTGCTCTCCCGTTGTTTAGGTGATCTGAGATTTTAGCAAAAATAGATCTGTGCGCAGCTGAGTAAAAATCATCAGAGGTCAGAAAGCTCACCGAATCAAAAACTGCGTTGTCAATCAATACCGAACCAAGAACGCTTCTCTCTGCTTCGATTGAGTGCGGCACTTCAATCAGCTCACTCATTTCAGCCCCCATTCAATTACTTTATCAAAATTACTTCGTTTTATTAGCCATCCAAAGCTTGCGGTCCAGCTTCGATCGTTTTCCCCCATCCAATGCGGGTTCGTTCTAACCACCTTAAAAAAATCTCTCCAGAAATTTATATCTTGGTGCACTTTATCTTCCTTCCATCTTGCCCTGAGATCCTTTTCTTTTGTTGAGCCCTTATATCTACCCAGCACAACATTAGGTAACTCAGGTAATGTTTCCCGATAAATCTGAATGATCTCATTATGTTTACAGGTTGGTGGTGTAGCCACCGACGTAGTGTTTTGATCTTTATGGTTATTGGTTATTGGTTCTTGGTTAGGGTTAGTTTCGCTTTTGTTTGGGTTGCCATCCGTAACCGACTGGGTTTTTTTGGGTTTTTTATCGTCGCTAAGTTGTTGTTTTTTAGGGCGCCCACCCTTTTTTCCGTTTATTCTGTTTTTCTTTGAATTTGAGTGGTAATGCTCAATTTCTGCGTCAATACGCTTATGATGCCACCCATCATCAAGCAAAACGAAGAAATCATTGAGCACGTTAGTAACCGACTCTAACCCATCCGAACCCAACCCTAACCGACGGATAACCAGTTGGGTTTCTTTGGGTATTGGTTTCTCTGTAAGGTAGTAATTGTCCATCAGCCAGCGATAAGCATAATGTTCTTCTGTGGATAAGTGGCCGGTGTCTTTGCGGTAATCCGCAACATTAAATTGGTAGTAGTGCATTAACAAACCCCATAAAAGTTAATCTCAACATCGTGGGCTTGTCTTATTTGACAGAAAGATAGATAATCAATCCCACGTTGCTTGTTGGCCGCTAAACCGAATAAGCAGGATACCCGCCAGAGACACCAAATGTCAAAGCGGGTATTTTTTTGTCTACTTTTTATTCCACTTATCTGTCTGCGGAAATGGCACGAACCCACACAGTTCTTTAATTGTCACTTTGCCATCAGTAAGCTTTTCAATCTGTTTTGAGTACATTGTTTTACCATTGTACTCGGTACACGGCATTTCATTGTAGTCATACCAACGGTTCATTGACTGGTAACTGATACCCAGTTCGTCAGCCAGCGCTGATTTACTCATAATTTTAAACGCTTTATCTAAACCTGCTCTAACACTCATTTTGGATCTCCCATTAAATATAGCTGGATAGTATATGAATAATTTGCAAAAGGGAACCAATAGTTATACTATCTATATGTAGGAAGCAGTCATTAACCAGGAGGTTCCAATGAGTAAGCCAAATCTATTAGTCACATTCAGTGGCGGTCGCAGTTCCGGCCTGATGGCTTATCACATGAAAAAATACTATAGCGACGAATATAATATTGTTTATGTGTTCGCTAACACTGGACAAGAAAACGATGAAACTTTGGATTTTGTTGAAGCGGTTGATAAGGCTTTCGACTTGGGCGTTGTCTGGGTAGAGGCTGAAGTTCATCACGGCGTTCGTATCGCATCGACTCATAAGGTTGTTAATCACGAAACAGCAACACGTAGAACTGAGTTTGAAAACTCACCCTACACTGAGGTAGTTAAAAAGTACGGCATCCCTAACAAAGCTTACATGCACTGTACTAGAGAATTGAAAGAGAATCCCATCCACCACTATGTTCAGAATGTTGTTGGTTGGAAGAAAGGTACTTATCAAACTGCTATCGGTATCCGAGGTGACGAACCGAAACGCTTAAAGAGAAACGCGCACTGGCAGAACAAGATCTACCCATTGGCTGACATCATCAATGTAACTCAGCAAGACGTTTGGGATTTCTGGAAGAGCCAGGAATTTGATTTAGAGATTGAAGATTACCAAGGGAACTGTGCTTGGTGTTTCAAAAAGTGTGAGAAGAAGTTGAAGAGGATCTTAGCTGAAGATCCGAGTATTTTTGATTACCCAAACCACATTGAGAAAACTTACGGAACCGTTGGTAAGAACAAAATCAAAGGCGTCCATGTTCCGGAACCACGCACTTTGTACAGGAATTATAAAACAGCAAACATTTTAATTAATGAAGTTTTGGGTTCAGTACAGAGCGCTTGCTTTGCATAACTAATAGCTATATCATGTGTGTGTAGGAAGTGTAATTAACCAGTGAGGTGATCAAATGAAACGAGTATTTATTAAAGCTTATAACGAGCTAAAGAAAATAGGCGCGCCTGTTTTTAAAGAATATGACGGCGGTTCTCCAGTTGAGCGTGGTTCTTTTAAAATATCAGGAGAGTCAGGTGAAGGTTGGGCAGATTACTGGGAGCCGGACCTTGGTGAATTTGGTGTCAGCATGAAGATTGTTGATGTGCTGAATAAAAACGGCCTATACCCTGAGTGGGAAAATGCCGGTGTGTTAAACGTCTACGAAGTATAGGGGTAATTAAAATGGAACATATTGAAATTATAGAGCGTGAATTAAAGCTGATATGGGACGAAGCAATCAAGAGAAACGACAAAGAGGAAATCCAAAAGATAGAAGGCTTGTTGTTTCATGTTGAAGAAGCGGTTGATAATTTAGCTAAAGGGCTAAAAGGTAAGTAGCTTGTATTGAGTAGCTAATAGTTATATCATCTATATGTAGGAAGTATTTTTAACCAGCGAGGTGTCTACTATGAAAGACTATTACAAAGATCAGCTTCAGCAATTACTAGTGAATAACGAGCCTGATTCAATGCAGCTAAAAATAACAGGCAGCAAGATTGCTACTAAGCACTTAAATATTAACGCGGAAAGCATTGAGGCAATTGAAGAGTTCTTTAATGTCTTGAAGCCAGCGCTTACTAAAGCCAGCAATAAAAAAGCTCTGTACTTATTCACTTGTTTTGGTGGGTTCAACCAAGAGTTCGCAACTTCTGAAGAAGAGGCTTGGGAGAAATTTAAAATCACTGCTGGTGGTAATGTTGAGGGCTGGAAGATCAGCGATGTGTTGACTACTGAAAAACAGTGGAAGGCGTATTGGGATAATACTCCGTTATTCGATTAGTAAATAACAATTGCAATATATAGCTAATAGTTATATATTGTGAATGAAGGAATTGTTTTTTAACCAGTGAGGTGATGAAAATGAGAGCAAGAATGTCCAGAGAGTTTTATCTTCCCCGCGAGTTTACCGACAAAATCACAAGAGAAGGAATCGAAGCCGAGGTTTACTTGGTTGATGGTTCGCGTGGTCCGGTTGCTTACGGTTTTGGTGGTAAGCGTTCTAAACCAGACTTTCAATTCCGGTTTAGAGATGAAGAAAAACGGAAAGAATATATTGATGATTATTTTGATCGCTTAGGTGATCGACTTAAGGAAAAAGCTGAGCGTGCTGCATTAAAAAGAAATTTTAAGCACAGTTTAGAGGTCGGAAGCATTCTGTATTCTAGCTGGGGTTACGACCAAACTAACATTGATTATTATGAAGTGGTTAAATTGGTCGGTAAAAAATCAGTGATGATTGCTCCAATTGGCTCCGCTTATGTTGAGGTTGAAGGGTCCGGTCCTAGTGCTGATTATGTTGTGGCGGTGCCAGGTAGCTTCGATAAAGACGAGGAACCGAGTTTAAAGCGTGTACAGGAAGGAAACATTGTTAGGGTGAATAGTGTTGCGAATGCTTACCCTTGGGACGGAGAGCCTAAATATAAAACTGCTTGGGGGTATGGTCACTAATGAACAGATTACTTGATGCTATAAAAATGATTGATGCGATAACGGAGCCGTGCAAACACTTAAGAACTGGCGGCACCAGAACGAAGAACGGATATGACAAGGTTTGCCTAGCTTGCGGTTATGAGTGGTTCGAGGAAGACAAGCCATTAACTGAAGATCAGAAAGCTGATAAAGCACGCTTTCTGCATGAGCAAGAATTGAATAAAAAAAGGTGAAAGCATGATAAAGGTACAGGTTAGCGCCACAGAAATACCTCAAGAGCCTCGAAAACTAAACGGGGTTACTACATTATCTAAGATTAACTTTAAAACATGGTCGCAAATTATTCGTTCTGACTCAAAGGAAAAAAAGCGGCGATAATAACTCTTGCTTCTTAATAACATATAGTTATATAATTTAGATAGAGAGACAACTAACCAGGAGGTGTTCAAGATGAAATTACTTTTAAAGGCTGATGAGGCCAAACTAATCGCAAACGCTAAGGCTTCAGCTGAAGCGCCAGAAGGACTCGATCTTTTTCCGGTCGTGAAGCTCTTTGGTGGTTCCGCAGCTACTTGGCTTATTTCCGAGATGGATAGAAACGGCATCATGTACGGGTTATGTGATCTTGGTTTTGGTTCGCCAGAGATGGGTTATGCTTCATACGATGAGCTGAAAGCCATCCGGTTCAAACCCTTCGGATTACCCATTGAGCGTGACCGAGGATTCAAAGCAGATAAACCATTAAGCGAGTATGCAGAAGAAGCCAGAATGCTTGGCAGTATTGCTGCGTAAGGAGATTGTTATGTGGGATAAATTCATAGACGCGATCCTTGAATGCTTTATTACTGTGGTCGTCGGCCTTCTTGCTGCGGCTATTGTCTTATTAATTGTTCAGTTAATCGCGGAGGTGCAAGCGTAATGGCTATCTACAGGTGCGAAGAATGCGAACAGATGATTGACGGTGATTATTTCCCATGCGTTGAGCATCCAACTAATCCGCTGGCGTATTGCTGTGAAGCTTGCGCTGACGAAATAGAAGCAGCTAAGGAAGAAGAGCCAAAATTTAAACAGCCGTTCTAATTGAGCGGCTTTCATTAGGAGAGAAAAATGAACGATAAAACCGAAGCTAAAACCCCAACAACTTTTGGCGCAGCTGAAGACGTTGTTTCAACAGAAAAGATGATCCAGAAGCAAGACGTTAAACCGCCTGCGCTGGTGGCGGAAGCTCAAAGCCCAATGGCTATGATGATCCAAGCTAAGCAAGCTGGGTTCTCAATGGAAGAAATCAAAGAAATGATGGACCTGCAGGACCGCGACGACAAGCGTATTGCTAAGAAAGCATTTGATAAAGCGATGGCTGAATTTAAACGGAACCCACCAAAAGTAATTAAAGACTTAATCAACAATCAATACAATTCAAGCTATTCATCTATTGGTAATACGGTTAGCACTGTCAATGAAGCGATGGGCCCGTTTGGCTTAAATGCGCGATGGGAATACCCAGAACCAAGCTCTGCAGATATGCTCAAAGTTACCTGTATTTTATCGCATGAATTAGGGCATGAGGTTAGCGTTACATTAGAAGGCCCGATTGATACCGAAGGCAAGAAAAATAAAATGCAAGGCCGCAAGTCTGGAAGAACTTATTTGAAGCTCGAAACTTATGAAGCTGTAACAGGTATCGCAAGTGTCGCTGGAAATGTGGACGACGATGGCAATAGTACGGCGCCACCACCGGTCCCACCTATCACTGAAGCGCAAGCAAACAAGATTTACGCAATGCTTGATGAGAACGAGCTTGATAAAGAGATCTTCGTAGGCTGGATTAATAAAGCTGTGAAGGTTGCGCACGTTGAGGATATCCCCAACACATTCTTTGATCGCGTAATTAAGAAGATTGAAGAAAGCATTAAAATAAAAGCCGATAAGTAAATGGATAACGACGCGCCAAAAGGGGCCCATTGTTTTTTTAATGGGCAGTATTGCAAGATTGGACGAAGCAACAAAGTCTTTGTTCATAGGAATGGTGAGTGGGTTTTTACTGGTGGAATTACTGTTGATGATATAGCTCGCTACATTATAAAGCAGGACCTGCTAGAAAGAACGCCAACGGAAACGGGCCGCAAAAGGAAGAAAGGTAAATATGATTATCCATGAAAGACTTAAAGAGGTTTTGAGTTATGACAAAGGCTCCGGAATATTTACATGGATCAATGTAAGTAAGTACCACTCGGAAAAAAACGGCACTATTGCTGGGTGCGAAAATGAGGGGTATTTATTAATAAAAATCGACGGAGTAAAGTATCGCGCTCACCGACTTGCCTATTTGTATGTGAAAGGCTATCTGCCAGATGTTGTTGATCATAAAGACGGCATTGGGCTGCATAATTGGTGGGATAATTTAAGAGAGTGCACGGTCCAGCAAAACAATATGAACCACGGGAAAACTATAAATAAGTCTGGGCTACCTTGTGGCGTTAGATTTATGAGAGACAAGTATCAGGCTCGATTAATATGCGATGAAAAAACGCATTATCTTGGGGTATATGAAACGCCAGAAGAAGCGGAAAGCGTTTATCTGGAAAAAAGAAAAGAACTTTTCGGGGAGTTTAACCGTGATAATCCATGACATGCCACAAGGATCTGATTCGTGGTTCAATATTAAACGAGGTAAGCCGTCCAGCAGTATGTTTGGAAGCTTAATCACTGGCACCGGCAAACCATCAAAAAGCATGCCCGAGTACGCCGCAGCGCTCGCCTTAGAGACTTTTTTGGGTGTGCCAGTTGACGATGGGTTCAAAGGCAACAAGTACACTGACCGAGGCACCGAGCTCGAACCACTGTCAAACTCTGACTATGAGATGACAAGGCAAGTAAAGATACAGCCAGTGGGTTTTATCACTGACGATCTTATGCGTTGGGGCTCAAGCACCGATGGCCTGGTTGGTGAAGATGGCATTGTTGAATTTAAAAACCTAATTGCCAAAACATTTTGGAAGTTATATTTAGCTTGCAAAAAGCATAATGTTACGCCACCAAGTTACATACCGCAGCTGCAAGGCGAACTATTTGTGACCGGTAGAAAGTGGGTAGATATTGTTTTCTATCATCCACAATTCGAGCCAATTATTCATCGTCATTATCCGATACCAAGCTATCACGAAACATTAAAGAAACAATTAATGGCGTGTATAGCAGAACGAAACAACCTACTTAAATTAGCTAGATTATAACCAAGGAGGATCAAATGAAGATTGGAATAATGGGGCCGGCAAAAAACACAATGGGCGGCGAGGTTCATTCAAAATGCTATATGGACGGCAGCACAGCATTAGTTATTTATAGCGATAAAGGTAAGGAGGCTGTAGCAACGGTTTGTTTAGCTCCTACTGGTCCGGTTGCCGAGGAAGGTTTTGTTTGGCTCAAAGGCTGGTCAGAAAACAAAGGAATACCGGAAGCATTAGAAAAAGCGGGGATAGTTAAGCGCACAGGCGAAACTTATCCTACTGGTCACGTTATGGCCGAGCTTGCAGAAATACTCATTCAAAATTAAGGAGGCCATCATGGCGACAAAAAAGAAAACTACTAAGAAGAAAACAGCTAAGAAAAAAACCGCGAAGAAAGACGAGGTTCAAAAGCTGGACCAATCAGATCCAAACTTTTTGCCGGTCCAATACAACATGACTGAAGCTGCTATTGCGAAGCTCAGAAAAGAATATGATCCGGCTTTAATTCCGGACACGGAAAAGAAAGGCGACGAAGGTTACTTGGTTGTTCACGAAAAAACGATGGCCATTACTAAGGTGCGAACCGCTATTGAAGCCAGACGTAAAGATCTTAAGTCCGATGCTTTAGCATGGGGAAAGCTGGTTGATGGAAAAGCAAAAGAACTAACAGCGATCGTTGAAGAAATTGAGGGGCCTTGGAGAGAGTTGAAGGTTGCCCTTGACGAAAAAGAAGCCAAAGAAGCAGAAGCTGAGCGCGAAAAAGAAATATTACGCATTCAAGTTATTGAGGCCAAGGTTGAGCAGCTTAAATCAGCGGCTGAAGGTTTGCTGGGCCTACCTGTTAGCCGGCTTAAAGAGCGTTTAAGGATTATCAGCGACGTTGTTATCGACGATTCTTACGGCGAGTTTGTTGAAGCAGCTCAATACCATAAGGATAATGCAGTTAAGGTGATCGATTCTGCAATTGCGGAGCGCGAAACATTTGAAGAACAACAGGCACAACTTAAAGTTAATCAGGAAGCTATTGCTGCAGCTCAAAAAGAAATTACTGAGAAGGCCGCTGAGCTGGAAAAAACTAGGCTTGCTAATGAGGTTGAGGCCCAGCGTTTGAAAGATGAAGCGGCGCAACAAGTAAAGGCCGAGAAAGATCGCAAAGATGCTGAAGCGGCAGCAGAGGCTGCGGAAGAAGAACGGAAAAACAAAGAGATTGCCGAATCTAAAGCCAAAGAAAAGCAGGAAGCTGAGCTACTGAAGCGCCTACCAGAAGACGAAAAGATGCGAGTATATGTGGCAGGTCTACGGTCGGTCGATATACCAGAAGTGGAAAGCGAAGCTATGATGACGCTGTTATCTGTAGCGCTAAAGAAGCTTGATGATATTTCTAAAATGATTTTTGACGGAACCCAAGGAGAATAAAATGCTCATACTTACCAGACGAATCGGTGAATCAATTATGATCGGTGATGACATCACCGTGACGGTTCTTAATATAGATGGTGGGCATATTCGGCTTGGAGTTGATGCGCCGAAAGATGTAGCCGTCGATCGTGAAGAAATTCGCACGAAAAAAGATGCTGGCCCTGTAAATGGAAACGTCTGATCACACAAAAACATTCCACCTGAAAAATGTGGCTCACGCAAACAAAGTTGCAGCGGCCATCTCTAAACTCGTACCCACTAAAGAGAAGCCGTACACAGTGAAAGTTTCTATTGACGATGAAAGCAGAAGCAACAAACAGAACCGGCTGAGCTTTATGTGGTATCGGGTGTTAGGCGATGCGACTGGTCACGGCGAAGATTATGAGCGTAGAAACTGTAAGCTGGTTTATGGCGTTCCTATTCTGCTAGATGACGCTGATTTTAATGAGTTCTATGCGACTGCGTTAATGCCGCTAAGCCATGAGCTTCAGCTGATAGCAATGGAGTTCGTGCCAGTTACCAGTCTAATGTCAACTAAGCAGTTCGCGCATTACTTGGATCTGATCGATATGAACAGCGCTAATAACGGAATTATTTTACCGCAGCCAGAAGATCTTTACTGGGAAGCGTTGATGAAAGCAGCAGGAACAATGGAGAGGTAATTATGTCAGCAATATATAGCTTACAAGTTTATTTTGATGAAACAACTTGCTGTAAGTGTGGCGCGGTTGTTGTTTTGCCTAACGATGTTATGAGCAGAAAGCGAAAAGATGGCAGTGAATTTTTTTGCTATAACGGCCACTCTTTATATTTTGACAAAAATAAATCATCGGAGCAAAAGCTAAGGGACGAGCTCGCTAAAGAGAGAAGGCGAAAAGAAGACGCCTTGCGTAGAGCCAATGAAGCGAGAGCCGAGGCTGATAAAATGCGAATCAAGGAAGAAGTTCAGCGTAAATCTAAGTTGCGAATGAAAAACCGTATCAAGCATGGCGTATGCCCTTGCTGCAATCGCACATTTAAAAATCTGCAGAACCACATGAAAACTAAGCATAAGGATTTTGTTTCTAACAGAGAATCGCTACAGGTTATTCGTACCGATATGGAGTTGTCACAAACCAAGCTTGCCAAGTCGTTAGATATTCAGGCTGGTTACGTGTCTTCTTATGAGCATAATAAATATTTGCCAGAATATGCAAAAGATATCTTGGATAAATTTGTTGAGGAAAATGGGTAAAGCTATGACAAAAGTTAGAAAACTTAAATGCGGGTACAACACGTACCTAGCTGTGCATATTGATGATGATCACGGCATGCGCTCTGATCAAGGTTTTATGTTGCGAACCAAGAACCACTTAAATCTCGATGATGAAGACGAACCAGAAAAGGCTATTGCCGCCTACTTGAAGAATCTTGGGTCGGATAAGCGTTGATTAATATAGCTTATAGGTATAATATATATATGTAGGAGGAACTAATGAGATACAACGAGTTAATTAGCAGAGCGATTATGATTGCCGTCGAAGCCCACGAAGGGCAGGTTGATAAAGCCGGCTTACCTTATGTCACTCACCCATTTAGAGTAATGAGCAATGTGGTTGGTGATCTTGAGAAGGTTGCTGCTGTTTTGCATGATGTTGTTGAAGATACTGAGGTTAGTTTTGAAGACTTGATTGCGAAAGGTATTCCAGAAGAGGTTGTTGAGGCTGTTAATGCTTTAACACGTAGGCATGGTGAAGAGTATAAAGACTTCGTTATCCGTGCTGGTGACAACAAGATTGCTAGAGTGGTTAAGATTGCCGATTTAGTGGACAACATGAACATTAGGCGGTTGCCAGAAATTAAAGAGCGGGACGTGGTTCGGTTAAACAGGTACGTCAAGGCTTACAGATATTTGGTTGAGTTGTTATGAGTAAGCGGGACAAGTACACCAGAAGCGCAAAAGGTAAGCCGTGCCAAGTACGGGTCCCTGGCGTTTGCCGACCGGCACCAGAAAACGAAACAACCGTGCTCGCCCATATCAACGGCGGAGGCATGGCAGCAAAGCATTACAATATCCACGGCGCCTATGCGTGCTCCCACTGTCATTCTTGGCTGGATGGCGGATACGCAAAAACAGATATGAGAGATTTTAGGGATCGACTTCACTTAGAGGCGGTTATACGCACACAAATCATAATGATTGAAGATGGGGTATTGGTTTTATGATTACACGAGCCAAACTTAAAAAGATACTGGACTACGACCGAGAAACAGGCGTGTTTAAGTGGCTTGTTAGCCCAACCAGTACCGTGAGAGCTGGCGATGTTGCCGGCAAGAACAGGCACGGATATATCCTCATAGGTTTTCAGGGTAAGAAATATTTCGCCCACAGGCTTGCGTGGCTATATATTTACGGGGAGTGGCCAAAACTCGATATAGATCACATTAACCACATAACAGACGATAATCGCATTATTAATCTACGCGAAGTGACGAAACAAGAAAACCAAAGAAACCGAAGCATAGGTAAAAATAATAATAGCGGCTTAATCGGTGTTGGTTGGGCATCGAGGGAAAATAAATGGCGCTCACGAATAACGATTGACTATAAAGATGTTCATCTAGGATATTTTGATGACTGGTTTGAGGCTGCTTGCTCCCGCAAGTCGGCAGATAATAAATTTGGTTTTCATCATAATCACGGGCAACCCAATGAAGCATCATGAGGATTATGAGCAGGAGCTTGTATTTCAGTGGGCTGCATATTATCCAGTGCTTCGCTGGCTTTTTTCGGTTCCTAATGGCGGTAAGCGAGATGCGCGGGAAGCGGCTAGATTAAAGCGTGGAGGGGTAAAGGCCGGCGTTGCTGATATGTGCCTCCCTATTGTGACTAAAGAGTACCCTGGGCTTTACATTGAGCTTAAGAGGCGAAAAGTTGACGGTCCCAGCAAGGTATCAGCTAATCAGGCGTTCTTTCACAGAGATATGAAGAAGCAGGGTTATAAATGCGTGGTTTGTTATGGTGCCGATGAGGCCATACAGGCAATCAAGAAATACGCTAAAATTTAGGCTATATATCTCTTTGTGGGTATATTTTCACCCATATTCCTTGATTTCCTGCGTAGCTAGGCTATATTCCGATTATGAAACAAGCACTTACGCAAGAAGTAGCAATGGCCATTCAGAAAGGGGATCTTGATTATGCTCGCCTTTTAGCTGATATGGATTTTGTTCGCACCAATCATTGTGATCCGGTTCGCAGCAAGGTTATGACTAAAAACCAGATCGAAGGTCACAACTTTCTCATACGCAAACTCAGAAACCCTGTTTAAATTTTTACTAAAAAAGGCGGTAGAATATAATGGAATCTTTAATTCTAGGTTGGTACTTTGCGCTCGGAATGGGCGTCAGCGTTAATGGATCTGGTGCAACATCAGGCCATGACATCACCTGTGAGCAGTGTTCTGCAATCACGGTACGCTCACGCTCACTTGAGTCCCCGCTGGGCATTGTTGAGCTTGGCTACCAGCTTAAAGACGGGTATAGCGTGCAGTACCAGCATGTGTCTGGGATCCTCGACTCAACCGATTCAAGTCTCGATATGATCTATGTCAAGAAAACGTGGCGATGAATAAAGCCAAACTGGATAATCGTAAAGTTAGAACAGACAACACATCAGGCGTTAATGGCGTGTGGTGGCGAATAGACCGTAAGCGATGGGCCGTACAGATAAAGGTTGGAAATAAACAAATATGGCTTGGCCAGTTTATTAATAAAACTGAAGCGGAACAACGTCGAGAAGATGCTGACTATTACTTCGGCTTTATTAGATGATAGTAAATAATGTTGTGGTGATTCGTGGTACAGCTTATGAAGTTACTGATATGGGTACCCAGTCAATAGATAGCGGTACGTGGGTTACGGTTGTTGGCGGCGAGACATTCTTGGTGGTTGATGAGTTACGGTCACACGCCAGCGCAATTGAAGTGACACATAAACCTGAACAACCATTTTGGTCTAAGATGGGTAAAACCAAAAAAGGCGGTAAACGTAAGTATTAACCCACCTTGGTTTTATCTTTGCTGCCTGAAGAAGATCCGAACCAAAATTGCATGATATTTGATACACCCGCGGTTAATACGCCAATAAGCGTAGCGACCAATGCGGTTTGAGATGGATCGATTTCAAATCCGCCAGTAATTAATGAGTACACCAGGATAAAGTAACCGCCAATAAAGACACCTGACAATATGATCTGTGGTCGCTTGTCCACGCTAAACAATTTACGCGCATCCTTTCTGTCTTCAACAACCAATTGCTTTTCTTCCAGACCGATACGCTTCATCTCAACTTTAAAGTCAGCGTCAAGCTCTCTTAACTTTAAAAATGTATCTGGGTTCGCTGCATTAATTGCTTCTTCAAGTGCGCCTTCGCCAGCGTTCTCATCACCCAGTAATGTACCGGCTAACCATTTACTAGCCATCGAACCAAATGGGCCGCCTAATGCTCCACCCAGCACAGGTGCAACAGACTTAACAATGTCTTTCCAGTTCATAATTATTCGCCCTTTAAGTTTTTAATTTCTTTCTTGACGTTGATAATCAAAGCATTAATCATTGCTTTTTTATCTGCATCTTTTTCGTACAGCAGCTGAGTTTCATACTTAGCTATTTCATAATTCAATTGCCGTATTTCCTTAACTACTTCACGCTTTTCATAGTTCGCGGTTTGCAAGTATCGCTGGTCAGCAGCCCATATAATGCCGTTATACATTCCTGCAGCAACTAAAAACATAACAGCATAAATTGCTTTTGCATTATTCATGAGCTTTGATAATGTTTCTACGTTCATCGTTAGTCTTCCAGCAAATGCTTTTTGATGTGTGTGTTATCGCGCAGCCTGTCCACTTCTTCGTGCAGCGAATCCATTTGATTCTGCACATTCATTCTATATTCGATTTGCTGCTTGCCGGTCCATCTATCAGAGATGTCAGTCTTATCCGCTTTCTCATCAACCTGTTCATGCAGGTTTATTACCGAGTTACTAACCCAAGTAAGGAACAAAATGATTAGACCGACAATAATGCCTATCCATTTTGTATGACTGTCCGAGTCTGCCATGCCGCCACCCCTAAATTAATATTCGCCCGACTCCATCATTCCGGACAGGTGCGTGGCTCTTCTTCCTACTTGCGTAGCCCATTTAGAATCAAGCATTTCTTTTGCCGCTGATTCGTAAGCGCTGGCAGAAATAAAATAGATTGTTTTTCTGAAGCCCATAAAGTTACTCAGGCCCATATTAAAAACCATATTGAGAACAACTACTTTTCTGACTTCATCCAGATCATCGAACCAGTCAAACATGCGATCGCACTCACCAAGAGTTGTCTTGATATCGTTATCCAGTAAGTGCATGGCTTCTTCGTGGCTGATACCGCCACCTTTACGCTCATCGATTAGCCGGCCTACCCCAATAGTTAGGTAGCCTTCCGAGTCCTCGTAAGCATGATTTACCTCTCCCTCATGTTGAATAAGGAGGTCCCTAAGCTTTTCTGTCATAGAAGCCATTAGCTGTAATAGCTGACGCTAATTTCTGCTGACGTAGTTACTTCGATAAACTGAAGCGCGTTTAAGTTGCCTGTATATGAGAAAGGTGTGTTCACCGGTAGATGTACACCAACAGTAGACGTTGGCGCTGTTCCATCATCTCGCCAAGTTACTGCTTGTGTGACGCAGCTTAGTACCGCCATGCGTGCGCCAGGAGGAACGGTTAAGCCTTTGGCTGAACTGAGCCCAGTTACCTGCTCAAACCCCATTGGTGTGCGTTTTTCAAATACTCCAAAACCGTTCATAATAAATTCCTCGCTGTCATCTCGACGGTGATATTAGTCAATGTACTTTGTATCAGATATCTCTACATCTTGCTCGTTTTTACCCAGATCCAGAATCTCTTTTGCAAAGGCAATCTTGCCTCGCAATATCGATGTTTCTTTTTCACTGAGCTCATTATCGTTTTCAGCCCTCAGATCTGCAAGGCTATTCTCGCAATACCCTTTAATAGCCAGCCATTCTGAGCTCATTTTATTTTCAATTATAGCTGCCATTTATTTCTGTTCCTCAAGCGCTTCATCATATTTCATGGAAAACTCCATCATTCTCTGGCGGATCATTTCAGTTTTTTCTGCAGCCAGGTCCCGATCGTCATCGATGTATGCCTTGTCTCGCTGTGTGCGCAGATTTTTAATGGCGTTCTTATATCTTCTCACGTTTATCGCAAGCTTATGGACCTCAGAGTTTTTGTCTCTGTAGTCGGCCCAGTTATCGGTTCCCTTGTACAGCTTCAGCTGAGCCTCGACCGCAGCCACCGCTTTCATTGATTCATAGTATCGGTTTGTGTCGTAGTGCGATCCACGCTTTCCACCTAATGTCCGGAGGAAAGGCACATCTCTTTGATCTATCTCGTCGCCGGTTACTAATTTTGATGCGGTATCGATTGTTCGTGTTGCGAACTTACCGGCACCACCTGTTACCCAGCCAATGTAGTGCTCTACTATTTCAGGAGACATATCAATTAGCCCAGAGTGGGTTTCATCGCCACCGGTCGCCTCATTAAGATACTTCATCATTTCCACAAGCTGTGGGTTCGTAGACTTAAAATGCTTCTGTGATTCTGGGCGATCGTAAGTGTCGAACGGATACTCAGGCTTAAGCTTGGCACCCATGAAGTTTGTATTTCTTACGTCCTGCTCATACGGCTTTAAGAATGTAGGAGTTATAGAGTCAAGCAAATCGGCACCTTGTATTGGGTTATAAGCATTCAATATCGCAGATAGCATGTTCATCGTTGTTTTTGTTGCTGATGAATCCTTGCCGTATTGCAAGTCATACATAGCTGTGCCGGCGTAATAGAATACATTGTACCCATAAGGCAACTTAATTTTACTGTAGTTACCAGATCCATCTGGGTGCATGAAAATTATATTAGTCTGCTTTAAGTAGTCGCTAATTTTATCCCAATTCGGAACGCCATCCTCATCGTCGCCACCCGCGCCCTGGTTATACATTGCTTGGAAGTACGCCGCTATAGCAACGCCAGTGACAATCTTGCGAACGCGCTTGTGCTTCAGCGCTGTAATAATACGCATTGAGCCTTGTACTGTTGCATTAAAAAATAGATAGGCGCTGTTGAATACTGGAGCCAATTCACCTTTACGATTGAAGTTTACCGTTAGATTTTTAGCAACCGATGCGGCTTTGGCTTTTGCATCTTTCATGCTCATGCCGTTCTTAAGCGACTCTTCTTTTATCACTTTGTATGCAGCTAAACGTGACGCATTTTCTACTGATAGGTTGGCGTCCAACACGATATCTCGAACTGTCAAAAGACCTTTTTTGGTTTGGCCCAGCACGCCAGGTTGATCAGTAAGCTTACGCTGAATGTTTTTTACTTTCGTTTCGATATCTTCTAAGCCAAAGAAACCGATGGTGCCGCCAGCTTCCTGCATCTCATCGAATAAGGCGCGCCATTCAGAAGTACCTTTGGTGTCGAATGTTGACTGCCAGATACCACGCATTGCGCCAGGGATCCCCTTCATTACTTTTGCAGCAATTGCCGCGGAATGCTCACCACCCAGATTAATCATGGCGGTTTGGAAATCACGCTCAAAGTTAGTGATAACAAATTCTGGGTTTAGCGCGGTATTGATCATCGCAAGATATCGATTAAGTCTGCCGAACCCACGAACAACCGCATTGAGCTGTGTCGTGTTCATTTTTTTCAGCTGCTCCATTAACACTTTATCTTTAATGTTGATTAGCAGCTCTTCACCTTCAACCATAACTGTAAACACATCATCGCGGCGCTTATAGTTTTGATCTAATCGATACACGATCTTACCAACCGGTTTGCGGCCTTCTTTCTTTGCCCGCGCCCGCTCTTCTTGGCTGATTGCAGATACACGATGGTAATCTACGTCTTCAATCAAACCTTCTGGCGCTTCTTCGTAACCCTCAAAAGGCTCGCCAAATAATGTCTCAAACTTTTTATATACGCGCTTGCTGATAGTCCAGAAGCCAGGATCAGGGTTAGCGCGAACCAGCTCAACTAACGCTCTACCGACCTTTGTTTTCTCGGTGCGAACAATGATTGATTCTGCTTGCGCAAAACTATGAGCTACTGGGCTTTCTGCTCTGTTACCCTCACCTCGGCCCATTGCTTTTTTAATGCCTGCGCCAGATATAGCAAAACCGGTTCCGGTGCCAGCGTGTAATTCTATTCCATCCTTTCCTTTTAGCGGCACGTAGTATTTCCATCGAGCTCGCCACTCATCTGCGGTTTCTTGTTTTAAGTGGCCACCTTCAACTAGATTGGTCAGCGCCTCATTATTAACGGTGTAAACAAATTCCGCGATTTCTTCTAATACTTCACGGCTATCAGAAAGTTCCTCAAGAATATCTCGCGCTTCTTGGTTCGTGATACCAGATCCGCCGTCAGGCATTTCATCGTTAATGCTGGCAATATATTCGTTGCGTTCTTGGGCATGCTTCGCCATTACGAATAAATCAAGCGTATCGAGATCGATGCCATTCTTCTTCATCAATTCGCGCATGGGTTTCTGGCGCTGCTTCTCAAGCTCTCTTAACCGGAAAGATATCTTGCTGCTTGAGCGTTCTTCTGTGCGGTATACATCGGTTTCCGTTTCAATTTTACCGCCCCTTTCTTCAATGGTTTCCTGTAGTTTTTTCACGCGATTAAAGGCGTCATGCAGCCCGCGCAACCAACGATCTTTCACGGTTTCATCTGGCATACCTAAGTTGCCGTCAGTGGGCGCATCATTAATAGTGTCGGCTGCACGATTGAATAAAATATTAGGATCATTAGAGTCGAAGACTCTACGGCCCCCGTCAACCTGATCTTCTTTGCGATGAAACACTGCGCCATACGAACCCGACGCCTCACCTCTTTCTTCCAAACTTATAATGCTGGCGCCGTCACGAACAAACGTATCCAATCTGTTTAAGTCGCCAAGCCGCATAAAATAAGTATTAAGATTGTGTGCCGCGTTCTTATCTTCGGTAACAACAATAACCGCACTGGTATTTGTTTCATCTATTGCTTTTAGTATTCTCGGGATCTGCTTACCGTCACGCAGGTTTTTCATTTCATGTGGTGACATAGATAAAACGCCGATCACATAATGCTGGGTATTCATTAAAATAACGCCGTTCTTTGTGGCTTCATTTCTAATAAATTCTTTTGCGGTTTTAGTGTTGGTAATCGTGGGGGCGTCTTCCATTTTGTTTTTACGGATCATGCGCTCAGTAACAGGCGCTGCAGATTTTCTGACAAGAGGCTTTGCTTTAATTTCGCCCATTAGATCGCCGTTACCGTCCATGCTGTATGCAGCGGCGCCCTTGCCAAGAACTATATGTCCCTTCAACTCAATGCCAGAACCGTCAAGCGCATCTTTTACTCTACCGGTTATTGTTCTATCTGCACTCGACGGTATCGCTTGGCCCGAAGGGTGATTATGGCCAATCCATACGCTCGCAGCTTTTTCTGTTGCGCCAATTGCCGCAGCTAATTCTACTGGGCTTACGCTTGCTCCATCCTTCACACCTTTCGTGTGGCGAATAACGTGTAGTATTTTTTTATTCTTATCTAATACGACGGCCATCATTGTTTCTTGGCCATGCTTACGAATTGGCGCCAGTACGTGCGCCGCTTCTTCTGGGCTAGTAACCGTAGTCAATCCGACTTTTAATTTTCCTACTTCAACCTGCTTGTACTTGATATTAAAATTATCCGTTACCTGGCTGCGCGCAACTTCTGCTGGCAAGCCTTCTGGTGTAAACAGATCGAATTGCGCCTGCTCTCTCACGCCATCTGCTTTATCTGACCACACAAGATTGCCGTAAGACTGACTGATAATGTTTTTTCTTAATAGCATTTCACTTGAGCGAACAAGTGAATCAACTTCACTATGGCTAATCGTGTCCATTACTAAGCCGATTTTATTCAGCAGCTTAATAATCTCATCATAAATTTTAGTGAGCAGGTTAGATTTTGTTTTTGTTTCAGCTGCTCGCGCCAACATCTCGTCAGCAATTGCACGAATATCATTTTTAACAATAAGATCTGGGTATATTTTCGCAACCCAATCATACAGATCCTTTAGCTCGCCAGTACGCGAATCATAAACGCGCACCAGTAAGGCATCATATTCGCCTTTACCGTTTAACAGCTTGCGCAAACCGAAGTGGCCCACAACCTCATGCCGCATCACGGTTATTGCTTCGTTCACGTCTTTGATGTTCTCGGCGATCATGACAACTTCATTGGTGCCGGCATAGAACCCGCCCTTCAATACGCCGTTTTCTTTCACAGAATTTGAACCAAACGCTTCAGCCTGTGTCTCAAATATATGGAAATGCAGCTCTCTGGTTCCGTGGAAGTCGCGCTGTAAGCTCTTCGTTATGCCAGTTAAGCTTTCAACAGTAAGTGATTTTTTTGGCGACTGCTCTGCTGGTGGTGTATGCTGTATGAAATCGCCAGTCTGGATATCGTCTTTTCCGCTGCGTAGATCTAACCTCACGCCGCCTCTTATCGCGGTTTTAGGTAAGCTTTTAATATAGGAGTCAATAATGGATTTTCCACTAGGCAGAATAGTTCGCTCGCTTTCGTATGAATACGAGCCTACCGTGCTTTTTGAAACACCAGAAAAAGAAGTGGCCGCAGCTGTTTTCCGTGATGGAGCTTGGGCCTCTGAAGATGTAGATGTGGTTATCGATGACGCTAAACTCATCTCAATGAGCTCGCTTGAATCTTGGGTAGACAAACTAGAGCGCGCTACATCTGCATAAACATCGCGCCATGCTGTGTCAGCCTCTGCACCAATTGCTTCGGCGTAGAACCGTGACATAGTATTTTTTTCGAGACTTGATAAAAATTCCATACCTGGCTTAATTACCAAGCTCCCAGTCTTCTTGCTTGGCGTGAGCGTTTTGCGCCAATCGTCATATACGTCGTGCATCCCTAGATTTTCTTTTGCATTAAGCGTGTTGGGCGCTACCAGCTGGATCTCACCTATCTGTCCACCGTCGAACTGGATCAATATCTTGCGATCAAAGTATCCGGTTGAAGTCATTGCCCAGCCTTCGTCCACACCATCAAATTGTTCGCCAAGTCTCGCAGTAATAACCGCCACATCTTTTGGGGATTTAACGGTAAAGGTGCCGCGAACGATATCGGTCATATTTGATCCGTCGCCGCGGTACTTCTCGTTAATTTTTCTTCTGGCTGATTTCTTGGTTTTTTCGCCAGCTTCAGATTGTGCAAATTCTTTTGGTGCGTGAATGTAATTAGCGCTGGTTACTGTGGTGATGCTTTCAGCTACTTCGTTTAATAAGACCTGATTATCGTGCGCGTTTTTATAGTGCTCTTTGAGGCCCCAGCCAGATTGCTTGCCCTTCATGGTGCGCACGGCTTCACCGGTTTCAGTGTCCGAGTCAAAAGACTGCACTCTGCTTTTTGGTTTCTCTACTGGCTTTCTGGCTTCTGGGTAGGTTTCATCGAACAACTCAAGATATTCTGCCCGCTCTTGTTCGAGCGATGCAATAGTGTCATCGATAGCAAGCTTTGCCGCTACATCTTGGTCCATACGCTCGCTGTATGTGTCAAAGGAATCGGTAACACTTTCGACATCAGCATCATTCAGGTTGGTGGTTGCTTTGATACATTTCTTGAGTGACATTATAATAAATCCTTAGTAACCATAGCCATTATGACTGCCGTAATATCGTCGTCTTCCTGAAGTATACGCCTTCTTCGAGTTTCTTTTAAAGCATCCTCGCGCTGACGAGTATAGCCAGGATCGTATCGACCACCCCCGCCAGAACTAGGTATTTCAGGCTTAGGTATTGGTGGTTCGACTGGAGGCACGTAGTCGCCAGCAACATAACCAAGGCCAAGCGCGATCTCTTTACTGCCTGTAAGGCCCAAGCCTTGCCCTGGCTGCAGGTTAAACACTGTTCTCTAACTCTTTGGCCAGTGTTCCAGCCGCTAAATCAGTGATATCTGCACCAGCTGAATCGGTTAGCTTCTTGCGAAGTATTTCTGTTCCGCCCGATCCTTCGCCAACAGCGTAGATAATCAGATACCAGCTTGCTGATATTTTCTTAACTTCTTTTAAGTTCTTAACAATGCCGATTAAGAATTGTGCGTCAACATGGTCCCAAACTTGATCTGGATCAATTTGTACGCCGTTATAAACTACGGTTGTGCCGTTCGCGTTATTGGTTATTTTCCAGTCGCCTGAAATATGAATGTTACCCAAGGTGCAAGAGCTGTTTATTGTTATCTCGCCATTACCGCCATGAATATGCAGTACGTCATCAGCATGGCCTGCATTCTGGATTATTATGCCGTCATAAGCGTCTGACAATGTTGCCTTGGCTTCAGTGGCGCCATTCATATCAATGGTGTAAGGAACATTAGTTATACCAGAGGCGATACTCCATACTTTCGCATGCGTGCCGATAGTTAGAACCCCTTCTGCTTTAACGCATTTGAAGGCACCATTGATACCGGAAAGATCAGATAGATGACCCATCTCGCCAATTAAGAATCCTGTGTAAGATCCCGTTAATGTGCACCCGTAGAATCTGGTTCCATCCATTGCTTGACCATTCAGATCAATTTTTGGTGCGCCAACACCCTCAACATCAAAGTTCTTTAATGAGCGCCCTACTGGAACATCAGCGTCAGCGGATATTGTTAATCGTCTAATTCCGTCGCTTTCAGCGTGATCTACTGCGTCATTGAAGTTATTGAATGGTGTTTGCTGATAACCGTCACCAACAGGGACCAGCTCAGTATTGATATAAACACGCTGCTCTGTGTGGCCATGTATCTCAGAAAGCTTGTGATCTTGTTCAGAGCTCAAGCCTGATCCGGTTGAAATTAACTGCAGACCTGCAGAGTTGCTTGGAACAACAGAAATACCGGCGTCATTAAGTACATCGATAATATTGTTATTTGAACCAAGCAGATCTACCCGTGTTGCCGGAGCTGAGAAAGTAATAGTGTAGCCGTTTATGATTTTATCGAAGCCCGCGTAATCAGCGCCAGCAAAATCAAGCTTAGCATTAGTATGATCAAGTATAGGCGGAGCCCACAGTCCTTCGATAAACGCCCACTCTAATCTGCGGCACTCATCAAGAAAGTCAGCCATAGGTAGTCGATACCGAGTCCCAGAAACTAATTCTAAATCTGAAACCGGTATCGTTACTATCTTTGTTATCCAGTCAACGGAATAAGCCATTCACTTATACTTCTGCTTCCATGTTACCTGAGAAGCTAAAGCCACCTGAACCAATGTTACCGGCGATAGGAATAATCTTATCAACGCCCGAAGCATCGCCATGACGTACCCAGCCGCGCACTTCAATTCCAACGCTATATACCAGTGAGTTAGAAGCCGTCTTGGTAGTACCGCCGCCTGTCATTGAGTCATAAAAAATAGCATGGAAGCCAGGATCACTTGCTACAATAGGGTCATCAGCAATCGTACCAACCAAGCTGAATGTATCGGTACCACCATCCCATGAATCATACTCATAGAATTTATAAGTGGTCGTACCATCTTTAAGAACGCCGAACCAACCAGTTTGAGGTGTATCCGCTGCAATATCTTCATTGACTCGAATTTCAGCAGAAGAAACACTTTCACCTACGCAGGTATAAACCGCTTTATCAATTACGCCGGCTGTTGAAGGTGCAAGGAATACGTGCAAATCATCGCCGCTATCCAAGGCTTCAATCGTTCCAGATACAGGCACATTGTTTGGTGGTGTAACAGAGTTACCATCCAAGTCCTTAAATGAATCCACTGAGCCAATTTCGTTAGAATCGAAACCGATACCAAGAGCACCAATCCACGCGCCGGTAAACTGGGCTAAATGGTTAGGGCTTGTAGATAACTTAACGCTATCCGCATCAAGAACTGCCGTTCCGCCACCAAGACCTGTAATGGTTAAGCCATCAACCGGAGCAACACCCGCGCCAAGATGTAAGATATAACGTGTAGTAGAACCACCCGCTGTATTATCTACGCCTACTAAATTACCGTTGCCAGCTGTTGCGCCTGTACCCCATGAGCATGTTTCGTTTTGTGCATGAGTACCTGCACCAGAAGTAATAGAACAATCATATAAACGACCGGTCCATAAATCACCATCAACGCCATAGAGCGTGTTAGTTGTTCCATCGACTAAGATTGCTTTAACAAATTCATATAGGTGTTTTTTAGTTGCCTGTGGTGAGTAAGACCATTCACCTAAGAACGGCTTGTTACCGTTACCATCAAGGTCAAGCAAGTTATAACCTTCTGACTTGGAAATACCATACGCTTCTACAGTACCTTGGTCGCTGGTGTTTTGTGGATCATCTTCTGTGATGATAGATGCAACAGACTCACCTAACGCTAAACCAGTTTCCCAAATTGCGTAAGTCTCTAACCATGTACTTGCTTTAACATTGATAAGTAAGTTATCAATATCCGCATCTGCATCACGACCTTTAACCATGACGCGCAACAAAATATTAGAAGCTGTTTGGTTTTTACCTGTGCTCCAGTGCGAAGTTAATTCAACTTCGTTCTGAATAATCTTTAACGGGATAGGTGTTGAGTTACTACCATAAACGATAACGCCGTAATAAATATCCTCACCATTATTCTGTGATACTGAGCCACCAAAATGCTGCTCCATTACCGTATCAGTAACAGTGTAATTAACACTGTAATCAGCAGTGTGGTCGAACAAGGTAACAATCTTACCAAGTGCTTCTTCTTTTGATGGGTTAGGAAATGATAAATTAATCTCATCATCGCCTGAAATAATAAAATCCCACGCTAACTTTTGGAGTGCGCGATTAATCCATTTAACATGGAAGGTATGCGTTCCTGTTGCGTGAGTAATTGCACCACTAGCAGCAACTTTATATTGTGCTAACCATGCGGTTATCGCTGTTGAACTGTCAGCATCAGTATCATAAATTGCCATTTTGTATTGCCCCTTAAATTAAAGTTCTTCTAAAACTACTGTTAATAATAAACCCGCGCTTCCTATTGTACCGCTTATATCTTTAGGTACATATTCAGTGCCTATGGTATCCATTTGCCTGACCCACCCACTTACGGGAACGTCTGTTGAGTATGTTACGTTTGTGGTTACTTCCCCATCCACATCAACTTCATCACTAATGTATATGACTGCTTTAGTTGCAGTATCAAACAATCTTACCCTGGCATCCTCTATGGGATCGCCATTTATGTCTTCTACAATAACGGTTACTGGGACTTGTCCGGCAACTACGTTCACATCACCTGTAAAACTTGCACCTTTCCTTATGGAAGGAATGGTTGCACCAGATGCCACATTAATAGTTATATCGGAAGATGAGGTGCAATTAATATAAATGTCTTCATTGCCTGTTGATGTTGGTGTAACTGGCGAACCTGTAGCGCCAGTTTCATAGCCCGTAGTAAGCGCATCCCATGTCATAGATGCAACATAAGTATTTAACTCAAATGCGTGATTAGAGCCGTCTGATAAAAAAGTGCTTCCATCTACATCGGATAAATTATCACCTGATACGCTAACCGCGCCTGTTGAATTAAAAATATTACCTGCATCCATTACGCCATTAACTGTGAGCGCTATTAGCCCAGACGCATTCCAAGTACAATTCAAAGGTGAGTTATCAATATCGGTTAAATCTATATCTGTAAATACATTCGCTTCACACGTTTGGCCATCAGCAAAAGATACTGCGCTTGCATTAATAATCGTACTGCCAACAACACTTACTACATCAACATCAGTGTTATCAACCTCGAATATCAGGGGTACATTATTTGCTTTAATAAACGAACCACTTATATCCAAGTTGGTTTCGCCTGTAGAATTACCGAGTGCTTGTATCGTATTAAACGAAGTGCCGACATAAGGGTTATCGGGGTAAAGTAATACTTCACCATCAATAACAGCATCCACGCTATCTGAGCCTGTGTTGCCAAAAACCAAGCCGCCATTAAGAACATAAGCACCGGCACTCTTTTGAATAACACCAAACTTATTAGCGGAAGCATTATCTACATCGTAAATATCTTCCATAGTTATTGCATCAGATACACCAGATGTAATCGTTAGCCCTGTGCCATAACGAACAACATCAAAGAAGCAGTTCATTATAAAAGTCTGACCTTTCTGAACAGCATCCGTTATCGTGTTGAAGTAAACCCCTACAGAAGTTATTGCAGCAGTATTCAAAGTTCCGTTAGCGATATCGGGAGTTGCATCTAATGAAACAACCATTAACTGCCAGCCAGAGCCATGCGTATCGTTGCCGCCAACATACCACGTCGAATCATTGGTTCCGTCAGAAGCATAAATTCTATAACCACCATTCGCTTGCGTTTCAACAACACCAGAGCAGTACATCCAAACATAGACGTGTTCACCATTGGACATATCGGTGCTTGAAATAGCATACGAACACAAGGGTGATAGCATGGCGTCAATCCATTGCGCAAGACAGCCTGTGTTCTGAATTTTTACATCGGTATCTAATTCAAGACGGGTACCGCCAGACCAGCCTGTTATAGAATCACAAGCCGATACAAGGGTTAGGTTTTCAGTTACTGTAAGCGCCATTATTTCTAACCTTAGTTAATGGTTCGTTTGTCTGTTTGGGCACTAGCTATGAGCTTAACAAGATACCCTTTATCGTCACGGATAAAGTCAAACTCCCAGTCTGTTACTGGTTGAGCGGCATTGAACTGGATAGCGGCAATCTGGCTTTTTAGTTCTGCCAACATCATTACATTAGCCTTGCTCATCGTGTTCAGGCTTTCCGCTACCATCTTTGATCCTTCGTCTGCTGTTTCCGGATTAAGTGGTGGCTCAGGTTTTGGTGCCGGTTCCGCCTTTTCTAATTTCTTTGGGGTTTCCGGTTCTGCTGGTTTAGGACGTTTAATTGCCTGTTTTTTGGTTGAATTAAACGTCTTTCCTTTGCTGTCCGTAATGGTGGCGCCAGAATTTAAGGCCATATCCTTCAGGTTTTCTTTTGATGTTATTTTCTTTTTCATTTTAAGCCCCGTGATTCCGGTGAAAGCCATGATCAAGCTCGGCTGACTTGCGTTTACAAATAGCTTCAAATTTATCTTCAAATAGGCCGAGATACTCTTTTTTGCTGTCTGTTTGTATTTGAGCTATCCATTTCTCACTTCCCTTAAACCAGTTTACGCCAGTTACCCCTGATTTATTCCTTCGGTTTTTTGATTTATTTTTACCATTTTCCTGGCTGGTAGCTGCGTTTAAATTGTCCCATTTATTATTGTGCCTAATATGATCATCGTGATCGATTTGGTATTCTGGCCACTCACCCGTCATATACACCCAAGCTAATCTGTGAGCATAGTATGACTTCCCGCTAATCCTAATTATGATATACCCATCCGATTCACGTAGGCATCCAGCAATATCTCCGGTTTTTACACCTCTTGACGGCGATATCATCCAAGTAAAAACTCCGGTTTCATAGTTATAGCCTAACAAGGATTTTAGTTCTTTTTGAGTAATCATTTTCTAAATGCACTCTTTGAGTTTTCGTAGCGCTTCAGTTCTGGCGTCGAGATCTTTCATTACCACGCCAGCATCAACCGTTACTGTATAGGTTTCCCCAGTATCTTCAACCTCAACTTCGTAGCTGACCTCTTTGCCTTCCATTGCCTTATATTGGCTCTGGCCCTCCGCTACTGCACCAGCTGGAGATATCGGATTATTGCTTTCATCAACAAAGCGAATGCCTTTATTGTATAAATCAATCTTTCTCTTCAGCTGCTTCATGCCACCATAAGACTTGATTGCCAGCTTATTGTTTATTGGAGATAAAACACCATCATCGCCATATTTGACCAGCGATCTGATACCGCTAAATATAGATAGTCCACCAGCTGGCGGTACAGCAAACTCCCCTGGCGCTATGAGCTGTCTTCCGGTCCCAGCTGTGTATGAAGCTTTGTACTCGCCTTTTACGGTTCGCGCACTTGCAGGCATAAATTGCCCACCTCTGTACCATTCACCATTTACACCCCACTCACCACCGGCCTTTGCTTGCCCGCTGTGTTCTGCTCTTGACGCTAAATCAGGAACCGGTAAAACATTCCCAGCCTCTTTTACCAATGTGAGAATGCGGCCTTTTACGTTGCTTCGCTGTGGCGCGGCTGGATCTGATAGATCTCCGGACTGCAGTTCTTCAACTTCAGCACCCAGCTCATCAATCCACTCTCTGAATGCTTGGTATTTTTTCTCGGACCGGTGGAATGGGCTCTCGCTCATAATCGAAACAATGCGACCACCATCATTCAATAATGAATAGGCGTGCATCACATGCTCAATATCTTGACCTTTTTCAAAAGGCGGGTTCATCACAATACGATCGTACTTCCCTTTTAACTTCAGAAAGTCGCCCTGTGTTGGTTTGTATCCTTTTGCCTCAAGAACTTGATTGAGTTTGTAATTGAGCTCATTAACCGTAAGTTTTGCTTTTGGCTGTTGATCTCGAATGAAGTCAGCAATTCCGCCTGTACCGGCTGATGGTTCCAGCACGGTCATGCCTGCTTGGATATCTGCGTTATCCACAACCTTTTGCGCTACCGCTGGTGGCGTAGAAAAGAAGCCAGGTATTTTTGTACCGATAAGCTCACGCTCTAATTTTTGGAGATCGGCTTTTTGTATCTGCTCTTTTGATGGTGGCTTAATCAGGTTTTTTGCAGCCTTGCGCGCCTTGGCGTAATTCTTCTTAGTGATTTTTGCTCGCTGCAATAATGCTTTTGTTTCATCGGAGTTGCGATCAAAGTCTTTAAGCCATTCGTTATCTTTAGATAATCGAACCAGTTCAAGCGCAGTCTTCTTGTTTTTCACATTGGCCAGCGCTGAATCTACGGTCCCATTCTCCAGTCCTTCTGCGATACCGCGCATAATTGCTTGAGCATGCTGCAATCTTTCTGCATCGCCTCTCATACTGTCGATCTGTGCTGCGCGTCGCGCGGTTAGATTTTGATGAGCAACACCAGGATCAAGCTTGCTGTCGATATCCTTCTGCATAGCATCGGCTAACTTATTCAGTGCCGCTACCTGCTTAACTGTGGCTTCCGGTAATGCTGGCTTAGTTTCTACTTTTCGACTGCCTATACGTCCCTCAGCATCATCAAATAAGTACAGGTTTACGCCATCACCGTCTGCCTGCGACCAATTATTTACATCGAGGCTCTTAGCCAAAGTGACATTGTAATCGTCGCCACGGCTCTCAGCTTCAGCGGTATACTCGTTTTTGAGCCATTGATTGATAGCTTTCTGGTTTTTGCTTTCAACTTTGTAGTTTGAACGCGGGAAAGGCGCTGTAATTCTGCCAGTCGTTGTATTGAACTGATCGCCTTCTTTTAGCGTCACTGGCTTTGCTTCGGCCTGCGCACCATCAGACGTGTTGTTCGCCATAAAGAACGAATAAGCGAATCCTTCTGGAGTTAATGAGCGGGCACCGTCTTTGGTTTCTGCAGTGCTCCACATTTTGTGCATGAGCGAACCAAGCGTAGGCTCAACATTAGCGGTAGGGAGATCTTTATTAAACTTACCCCATATCGCAGTATTTTTTGTGTACGGATCACCGAAGTTGTGCGGGTGAAAACGCATTGTTGGAGCAGGTAATCCAGTTTCTTTTGCAATACGGCCTACTGGATTTTCCAGCGCGTAGAACAGATCGGGATTATCTGACTTATTCAGATCAATCCAAACATCGACCATTGATACAAGTGCCTTCGTGTACTCTTTAGGCTTGCTAAACCACACGCTCGCCTCTGGTCCGAACATCTTATCAACCATATCTCGATCATGCTTATCGTGGCGTGTCTGCCACCAGCGCGCACCAGAAGAGCTAAAACAAGTGCAAGGCGGCTGAGCAATAATACCCACCACTTTATAGCTTTTATCGTAGCCCATCATTTCAGCATTCAGCGGCGATTGCTTAAACATCAAATCGTCGCCCAGCTGAATATCGTACTGCTCTACCACATAACCTGCTTCACGCCAGGGTTTAGTAATTTCACCGGACGCATCAAACAAGCTGATAACGATTTCTTTGCTGTGATCTTCTTCCAGACCAATGCGCTCAACTTCGGCTTTCCACTCTTTCAGTGCGGTATTGGCTTCTTTCTTAGGGATATAGTTGTCGCCTAACTTACTGATAAAGCTGTCAGTCTTTCCTTGGTCCTCGAACATGCCGACGCCAACATTCCAGTCTTGCTCTTCAATTTCCGTATATTCGCCATCAATAAAGCCCATCTCATCCATATCGCCTTGAAGCGTCATTTTGGCGAGTATACCCATTTCTGTTTTCCACTCAGCCGCTGTTGGTTCGCGGCCATCATGGGCTTCCATCCATAGTGGCTTTTGCTCATCCAGTAATTCTTGGAAAAAGTCACGACTGCCTTTGTATTCGTAAGCTTGTTTAATTGCCTCGTTATCAGTCAGGCTTTCAATTGCTGCCGAGTCGCCAGGACGATACATGCGGCCAAGATACTCCTCTGGCATTGGTTTCATGCCAGTAGTGTCGAAAGGCACCGCACGTAAATCCTTTTTCTTCTTTTTCTGCAGTCGCTTCTTAGCTGTTTTCTTTTTAGACTTTTCTTTTCCGGCTAAGCTTTCGGCAGTTTCAGTACCGGTTCCAGCACCTTCAGCTTGTTCCCCGCTATCACGGCCTGCTCCAGCATCTTGTTCACCAGCTCTTGTTTCCGTGAAGAGATCTTTTGTTGTCTTTTCATCGCCATATACCTTTTTAATTTGTGTGTCTGCGGCCTTGATAATATCCGCTTTACCTACTGGCTCCTTGCTGAATAGTGCGTCTTGCTCGGAACTTGCCAGCTCAACTTCCAGAAATTTCGCCATTTCTGCAAGGCCAATACCTAATCGCTTAGGGCTTCGTGTGTTTGCTTCAATGAATCTTGCGATCTGACTTACCACTGGATCGATATTGCCAAATAAACCGGTCTGGCTGACTGCTTGCTCAACACTGGTTTTATCTGCTTTCGCTTTCCGTAGAACATCGATGGCATCAACAATGTCGCTGATAATATCGAGATCACCCATATCCTTTGTAACTGCACGCGCACGCGCAAAAGCTGGTGCCGCACGGTTTAACGCATTCAGGACATTCTTAATATCTGGATCTGCTTCTTCGGCAACAAGATTTAATAATCGTTCACTGCCATACGCTTTATTGAATACTGCAGCTTGGACGCGATCGCCCATTTGTTTTGTCCAGCGACCGTCAGCTGTGGATAACCCGCCTACTTCCAGATCACCCAGCTTTTTAGCAAACTGCTGTAAGAACGGCTGATTAGTTGCTGCCAGGATATTGCCTTGCTCAGAAGGAATATACAGCTGCATATCCTCGTCCGTGATCCGGTCCGAGTCTGATACTGCCTGCTCTGCAGCTGACATTGGTGCAATATCTGGCTGGTTCGACTGGCGTGCAAATTCAGCACGGCCAGCGTGATCCATATCACCTTGGCGAACGCGAACCAATACCGGTGTCTTTAAATTGCTTATCTCCGCCTTAGAAAGCCCGTAAGCCTCCGCGTTATCAATTAGATGTTGTCTGTAAGCTTCGGCCTTGTTTGCTGCATAGGCGCCACGTATGCCTAACGTGCGGGCATTTCCAGACTCTACAACCCCATCAGATCCAATAATTGGTGCGCCATCGGACGCCTTAACAGAATCCTCCAGCAATACCGGATTAAGATTATTGGCAATTTTTTTAATCTGCAGCTGTGATGCTCCGCGAGATCTGTCACGCGGCTGTAATTCTGTAGGGTAATTTGGGTTTTTATTGCCGGCCTCATCATTCGACGCAATCAAGCTATCAGCTTCTACTACAGCAAATTGAGTATTAATATCCGTTCCGGTTGAGGTAGTTACCTTGGTTTCCTTACCTGTTGGCTTAACTAAGGTTCCATGTGGAACATCGGTTTCTTGCTTTGATCTTGCTTCAAGCTTCTTACTTAGCCGCTGCTTAGCATCGGCTTGCTCTTGCCCAGCAGACGGTAAGGCTTGTTTTGCTGTGTGCATTTCCTGCTTTTCAGCATCACTTAAGAATGAGTCCTGATTTGGTGCCTGTGGATCTAATGGGTTTTGTTCTGCCCACGCTAACTGACCATCGCGGCTTTGATTGCCAAGACGCTCAATAATTTGTTGAGGTGTTTCTGTTTCAGTTTTACCAAATATTTCGTTCTTTATTTCAGCAGCTCTTGCGCTAACGTCCATAGAAACATCGCCAGAATCAGGGTTATTAGGAACAGCATTACTATCCCGAAATACGTTGCCTTGAGCATCCATATAGGTGTCCGGAACAACTTTTCCGTTCTTTGTGACAATCTGAGCATCTTGGCCACCGTTCGCTTTATGTGTTGGATTGAATAGTTCTGGTGGCTGATCTGATTGATCTACCGTGGTTTCTTTTTCTCGGAAGCTATATCGAGCAAGCGCTGCACTGCCGCCAGGAACAGAGAAGGCAACAGCCATTGATAGAACATTTTCGCCTAACTCGCCTTTTTTGTACTGCTCGTAAAACGCAGACGTATCCTCGACGCCAGTGGCATAGCGCGCTGCATCACCAATAAATTCCTCTGATATTTCACCGAACACACCATGCCATCCACCTTTCTCGCGGATAGTAGCTAATAGAGCATCCAGTTTTTTGTTTGGGTTTCTTTTAAGCCACTTGCCAATAACAGCTGCTTTTAGTGCAATTATTTTTTTGGTTCCTGGCAGCTTCTTCCAGATTAAAGGAATAGAACCACCGCTTCGCTCTGATAGCATTTCGATATAAGAATCGCCAAGCGCCTTGGTCATTGCCATTCCAAAGGAATCGCCGCCTTCTTCCATTATGGCTTGCAGTTTGCCTTCGTCATCCGCACTGAAGTTATATTGATCCAGCATCCGGCTCATTGTATTGCCAGCAATCCGCATTCCCATTGCCGGTAATGTTTGGAAAGCTGCACCCAATGAAGCTTCGGCACCTTGGCGCAACAAGCCTTTTTTGGTTGACGATTTAATGCTTTGCTTTAATAGTTTGAGAATGCCTTTTGATGCGACATTTTTACCGGCTGTATAGGTCCCGCCAGTTAATGCAAACTCGCCTACGAAGCCAGGTAAATGACTTAATAGGTCAACAACTTTGTAACCAAAAGTAGTCCCACGCTCAGCATCTTCTTTCGCTCTGGCCATCCAGCCTTCGATTAATTCTTGATCTCGGTCATTTCCTTCGTCGCTTTCAATTCGCTTTGCTGCATCATATAGTCCTTTGATATCGACCATTTCTGAGCCTTGGCCAAGAAAAGGGATTAAGCGCTCCGGTTGATATCCGGTTTCACCCATCGCATCAAGCCAGTCTTTATCGTCAGTTTCGCCGGTTGGACGTAAATGTGGTCGGCGTAGGTTTTCCGGATTGAATACTTCTGCGGCTAGGTTTTGTGCTGAATCAGGATCGTCGCTATCGACACCGGCAATCTTATTCATTGCTGGGCCGAACATGCCTACAACGCCTTCAGCGAGCATATTCTGTAATGCTGGGCTTTCCTGATCTGCAAGCTGGCGGTTCTTTGCTGCGCGCCCAACTAAACCGGAATCCTGATTTAAGGGTTCGCCGTGTTCTTCAGACGTGAAATCTCCAGAAGCGGTTGGTATTTGCTTCGGTTCCGACTGCTCTGGCATTAACTCAGGCTCAGCGAGAACTGTCGCCTCTTCTGCAGGTTCTTCTATAGGCTCTTCTTCTTGACCTAAGAACGAATAATCAAGCCCTTCTTCTTGGGTTTCTTCTTCGGAAAGAAACGAATAATCGAGTGACATGCTTTCATTTCCTATTTAATATTTGCCCAAGTGTCTTCTATTTCTTTCATTTTGCCGTCGCCATACTTCTCTACCATAGCGGCAATAAAATCGGCTTTGGTCATTTGCTTTTTACCGACCATCTTCATTTCTTGGTTTTGGGTTTTATTTACTTCTTGGTTCTGAGTTTTATTCATTTCACCACCAATGATACCACCACTCTTTTTAGCTTCGCGGTCCTTAATGACGCCAGCTCTTACTGCGTCATGTTTTGGTTTGTACTTGTTGAACGGGATCCAGTCTTCGCCTTTGCCTTCAGCTACATTCATTTGAGCAGCTTTGTTCTTTAGCTCTTCTTTTGATATTTTTTCTTCAATAATTTCTTGGGTGCCAGGCTTTACGATCGTGTATGTGCCGTCAGCATTAGTGTGCAATATTCCTTCTTGCTCCATACCTTTGCTGTCAGTGTATTTGATTAGCTGTGGCTTAGCTGCTTTTTTATTATCAGCTTTGTACTTGGTTCTCTCCATTGAAGCATCGCGGTCCTTTTGTTTCTCGGACTCTGTAGATGTGCGATCTTTTTGCTTCTCAGCCGTTGTGGCTTCACGATCCTTTTGTTTTTCTCCAGCCGTGAAGGTTTGCTTTGTTTTATTCAGCTCTCTATCGCGCAGGTAATTTGCTTCGTCGCGCTCATCTTGAAGCTGTTTGCCGAACATCATTTTTCCAGCATCAGCCATGCCTTTGCCGGCACCACCAATGAAACCACTTATTAAGCCCATTACATTTGCTCCTCTTGCTGCATTGCACCACCAACCAAACCTTGCATCGGTTGCGGCTGATTTACTGCTTGGTTCACTGCTGCATTAACCGGTTTCATTTGAGTGTTTGGCATTTTATCGCCAGTCTCATCTTCGATTGCTTTAACCATTTGTTTTTTGGCTAAACTCTGCATCTCTGGTGAGATCTCGTTTTGCTCCAGCATTCCATCGCCGTACAGCTTAACACCCCACAACACGCCTTCCTTAAGCTGCTTCTCTTCTTCTTCCGGAGAATCATACTGGAATATATTGTTTGCTTTTGCGAGCTCATTTAAGTCATTAGCAACAACGGCCCCAGCATTAATTGCTGCGTCTGGGCTCATCTTTCTGCCTTGCTGCTCACCTGACTGCATAAGCGCTTTGATCAGCATCGAGCCAGCTTTACCAATGCCTTTGGACGGCGACTCACTGGAGCCAAGCAATTTAAGAATTTCTTCCTTGCCTTTGCCGAACATCATTTTACGAGATCGTATAATAAGAATCTCATAGTCCTGCTGTTCTTCTGGCGTTGCTTTCAGCTCATCATCCATCTCTACGCCTTCGCTTTCGCCAAAACCGCGTGGATTTCCTGTTGTGTCTTCTGTCATACCGTCCATAACAATTACCCTATATTAAGTTTAGGTAGGTCTTTCTTTTGCACTGGTATTTGCTGTGCATACATACCTGTTGGAGCAACCTGCTGCGTATCCACAACGGGCGCTGGGGTTTCTTGGGCAAGCTGATCGGAGGTGCCTGCGCCCATTGCTGAATCAACAACGCCCGCTGACTTGCCTTCAAAATCAAAACCAAATAACCCGCGATTCTCTCTTTCTTCTTTGCGAACTTGGGCTGCTTCGGCTTCAGCTTCTTTTGCTCGTTCATCAGCTTCTGCGCTTGATACTGCGCCAATAACACCTTGCCCCAACATCATTGTGGCCACTGGGTTTGCTGCGAACCAACTTGTAGCCGCTACTGTTCCCGCTTCTGCGGCTAATGCTGCTGCCTCCAAGGAGGCTATGGACTGAGTTGCTGCCGGAAGCGCCACGTTGTACGCAGCCGCCTGCGTTCCTGCAACAGCTGCTGTGCTTGTTCCCGCTGCCGCAGTTCCTGCTCCTGCTGCTGCCGTTGTTCCTGCTGCTGCTGTTCCTGCTCCTGCTGTGCCAGCGCCCGCTGCAGTAGCGGCACTAGCATTTGCGGCGGTGGTGGCAGCTGCCGATCCTCCTGCCGCAGCGGTTGTTGCACCAGCACTTGAGAAATACGACATTACAGCGCCTGCGGTAAAATAAATTATTGCCGCAACAACGATTACTTTAAGGATTGGTATGTCATCAAGGACATCTACAATCGCATCAAAAACTTTACCAATTATCGGGATACCAGACATAATTAAACCCTCTTAACTCTTTTAACAAAAATACCGCCTACTTGCGATAATCCTAAATTCTCGTACATTCTTCCGACCCTTTCAGCATCGCCGATACCACTGGATATGCCTAATGTAATCTGTGCAACACGGGCTTTGCTTTCTGCCCACTTAATAAATTCTCTAAACATTCTCGGCGCTAAATGCCTGTACCCTTCTCGAACATAAACAGCCAAGTCGGTCGCCATTCGTTGACGGCTGAAAAACAGCTCATCAATCATGCCGATCATAAAACCCTGCGGCTTGTCATTATCATCGACAACAACCAACACGGTTCCTGCTTTGTTACCCATTAAGCCGGCAACAAAAAGCCTGAATTTAGACTCATCTGGCTTAATGTCAGCATATACGCTCTGGGCTAATAGTTCACGCCCAAGCGTACAAATCTCTTCTATGTCAGGTATATCAGCTATTCTGATCCCGCTCATTAGTTTGGCGTCGTTGGGTTAAGAACCCATTCGCCTCTTTGTGAATCCCATACCCAATCACCATCTGGACTTGTCTGCGCTGCAACAGTCTGAAGTATCGAGCCAAATTCACCTGTTGGTTCTGGTGGTGGTGCGGTTGGCTTAGGCTCCAGTGATGTTTCGGCTTCTACTTGGCCAGGCGTGAAGTTTGTACCCCAGTCCCAGTCGCTAAAGCTGTCAAGCAAGGCTTCATAAACAGCCAGCTCTGCATCGCGGTTCTCGTAAACCATCTCGATTGCAGATGCTTGTTGTGCCGCACTTCTATCTGATAAGCCGATCTCAGTGATCTGCGTTTGAGTATCACGAACAATGTTGCTCATCGTTGTGACGATATTCATCTTTGCTTCGTCAGAGAATTTTTCGCTCTGCAATAGTATTTCGAGTCTTGCTTTTTGATCGTAATCTAATACCGTTTCAATTTGCGCAAGCCGACTGGTATGCGCAGCTGTTTCCATATTCAAGTCAGCGCTTTGACGGTTCTTTAAAAACTCATTCTCGGTATTCTGGTTGAGCATGCGAGTATCGGTCATCGTCTTAGCATCTTGCTGAGCAATAGGCAGTGCCGCTCTAATTGCGGCCTCAGTACCGGCTGCTCCAGCCATCGTGCTATTAATTAGCCCACGACTATTGGCTTGGCGAATAGTGTCACTTTTAGCGAGATCGGTGTATCTGCTTCCTTCAGCCGTCATCGCATTTATTCTTGATTCGACGGTTTCACCTTCCGCAGCTACTTGCGATGATACTGGCGATGTATCTGGCGCTCTGTACGTGTCGGCCGGAACAGCTGGCGCAGGAATTTGAGAAGCGACAACAGCGTTGGCTCCATCTTGAACTGGCGGCTGATCAATCTTTGGAGGATTAAGTGTCTCTTCCGGTGTAATTGGATTTAGTGTGTTAGTTGCCATTTTATTAACCCTTTAATTTGTTAAGCCCGATAAGGGCCGTCGCCTAAATAAAAACCATAACTGTATACACGTAACTCATCGCCGATCGATTCAGCGAACGCTATGTCAGTACCATTCAAAGCGCTTATTGCCGGATATGATATAGATGGAATAGCGTAGTCGCATTGTGTTTCATGCGTCCAGTCTGTGCCATCCCAAGTGTATAATTTAAGCACTTCATCTGTAGAATCAATGAAAGAAACAGTTGTTGAATCTAAAGCGGTTAGCCAAATCGAAGTGGCGCCAGGATCGTCTATATCCAAACCGTTACCAACCAATGACCAGTCGTCGCCATCCCATCTGTATGTTCTTAATTGGCTCCAGTTGTAAGTTTCAACGATTGCAATATCAGTGCTATTCAACGCTGTTAAATGTATATCAGATAGTGTTCCAAACACAAAATCATTGCCGGCTTGAGTCCAGTCTGTACCACTCCAGCTGTACACCCTCATATCATTAAATGAGCTATCGATATACGCGATGGTGGTGCTGGTTAATGCAGCAATTGAAACTGATGAAGCAGCATTAATATTAAGCTGGTTGCCGGTAATCGTCCAAGCTGAGCCTCCCCATGTGTAATACGTCAGCTTATCATCGCCTTCGTGCATCAAAGCAACAGCTGTGTCAGTCATTCGGCATATACCAGCTTGCCCAGAATGAGATCCGACTGAGAACCCAGAGCCTTGCAGCGACCAAACATCGCCATCCAGCTGATAAAACTCTAGTGAGTCGGCAGAATCATTAATGTATGCAATTTGTGTTTCTGTTAATGCGCATAACGATGCTGCATTAGGAGTGCCTGCAATTGTAAAGGCTGTGTGTATTTCTTTTGGAGCGACCCAATTAATAGTGACACCAGCAGCATCTGCATACTCAGTAGTTGCTATTTTATCTGAGTTATCTCCGGACGATTGCGTTACGGTACTGACGTTCCCATCAATATCAGCTTGTATCGCCTCGGCTATTGCTGCTAGTTCTTTTGATTGTCCCATCTTATTTTCCTGTTTGCCCTGTTACGGACGATGCGGGCCATCACCTAAATAAAATCTTAGGCGGTATGTTCTTAATTCCTCATGGGTAGAATCTATGTACGCAAGATTAGTCCCGTCCATTAGCTTCATTGCAGGAGCGCCCACATCGGTTGCTAAAGTTAATGGGTTGCCTACTTGCGTCCATGAAGATCCTCCCCATCTATAAATACTTAATATTTCATTTACAGAATCTATATGCACGACATCGGTGTCGGTCAATCTAGCTAATGCGTTAATACCCACATCTGGTATAACTAGCCCCGTTCCAATTTCCGACCAAGCCGATCCACTCCAGCTATACATTCTTAATTCTTTATTTTGCTGATCGATAAAGGCTGCAGTAGTTGAAGTCATGCCCGCTACCGCTGCGGTATTCATAGGCGAAAGGTCTAGGCCTGAGCCAATTAAAGACCAAGTTGAACCGTTCCATCTATATAATCTTAGTTCGTCATTTCCTGGGTCTGTATAAACAACATCGGTAGAATTTAATGAGTCTAATGTGCATGCGCTAACACCTGTAATTGGTAGCGGAGTACCAATTAAAGTCCAAATGGAACCGTTCCATCGATAAGTTTTTAATTCAGCATCATCATACGCAATAAAGGCTATATCAGTTGAATTTAAAGCAGCCATGCCAGGAGTGCCCATAGGCGTAATGCTTAACGGAGTTCCTTTTAAAACCCAAGTTGCACCATTCCATTCATACGTTCTTAGCTCATCATTAAACCAATCTGAAAAAGCGATAGTTTTTGAATCTAAAACGGCTATCGCAGGATCTGAGGTGCCAGGAACACTAAAACTAGAACCCATCTGCTCAATAGAGGTCCAGTTAATCGTGACGCCACCAGCATCCACATATTCAGTGGTCGCTATTTTGTTTGAGTTATCGGCAGGCGCCTGCGTTTCAACGCTCGCATTTCCTGCAAGATCTGCGGTTATCGCTTCCGCTATCTTTGATAAGTTGTCTGATTGAGCCATCTAATTTTACTCTTTATTCTGTGCTGGGGCCGCTGCCAACGGAAAAATCAAACCTGTACACCGACAAATCATCTGATGTCGAATCTATAAAAGCGATATCGATCCCATTCAAAGCAGTCACTTTTGACCCCGTGCCTGTAAGATAATTATCGACGCCTATTTTCGTCCAGTCAGTCCCATCAAATCTAAAAGTGTTAATTGTTTGATTGCTGACCGTCACTATATCGGTGGAGTTTAATGCAGTAACATCTGTGCCACTGATATTTATAGAAAAAGTATTTCCTATCTGCTCCCAAGCAGATCCAGTCCATCTGTAAGTGCGAATCCAATCGGATGAGCCGCCCACGACCGCGATATCAGTCGCATTTAATGCAATCAACGCTGCGTTGTATAGAGTTATTGTCAGGTAGCCGTCTGAAGTCCAGTCCGTTCCATCGAACGAATAATGCTCTAGTCTGTTAGTCCAAGTGTTTGATATGGCGCACGCATTGCTGCCCATAGCGCACATTCTGTCATCTTCCATGTAACCTACATCTAGTCTATTACCTACTTGCGACCAAGATGCTCCGCCCCATCTAAAAGTTATCAGCTCTTCGGTACCAGAGTTATAAGCAACTACATCGGTGCTAGTTAGTCTGCCTACCACGCCCTCGCTGACAGTTACGGCTGACCCCACTTGCGCAAAAACATTACCATCCCACTCCATATAGCGCAGTTGGCTAGAGTTTGATTCTAGCAATGCTATTTCGTTTTTGTTCATCGCTGAAATAGAATGTACAGAAGCGCTAGAGAGATTGAGGCTGCTGCCTATTTGCTCCAGCCAAGAATAGGTTGGTTTAACGCCAGCTGCATCAGCATAAGCAGTGGTTGCGATCTTAGTCGAGTCATCGCCAGGGGATTGCGTAGTGGTACTCGCGTTCCCAGCAAGATCCGCTGTGATTGCTTCTGCTATTTTTGAAAGGTTATCTGACTGTGGCATTATTTTTTACCTTAAGCGTAATCTTGGCCTAACAATCTTCCGCGCCATGTTGTTCCGTTATCGTAACTGACTAACTTAACCACGTCTTCATTGCCCACGGTTGTTGTCCATGTTGGTGCGCTACCGCCATCCCATATCACTGAAGCTGGGAATGAGGGTGTCCTTGCTGATCCGGAGTGAGTTAATACCAAAGTAAGCTCTGCGACAATTCCTGCTATCGGCTCATTGGCAAACGTAATCGCTACGTTACCCGTCATAGTAATATCAGCTAAAGCATACACGCTTACATCGACTTCATAAGCTGAAGCTTGCGATGTGGTAACAGCCGCTTTTAATGCGAACTTGGCGGCAGCTTCTGTTTTGGTATAGGCATCGGCAATATCAAAGACACCGAATGCAAGCATCTGTACTTGAGCGCCTACCGGTTGAGCGGGTAGCGTCGCACTTGTTCCATTTGTGGCAGTGTATTCTGTTGGGCTCAACCATGAACCATTCACGCTAACCAATAAGAACCCTGGCACGTAATCTAATGGAGCACCGTTTTCATCCAATCCGGTGAACACAGTTTGCGAAGCAGTGGCAATATATTCAAAGACTGTCGCCGTGCTTAACCCAGAAATAGTGCTCCAATCCGAGCCATCCCAAACGCGCATCGACGGTATTCCGGTATCGAAATACGTTGCGCCTTCGACTAAAGCTTGGCCATCATTATCAAGTGTTGGCGGAGAAGATTTAGGACCTAAGTACCGGTCATCAAAACTATCATAAGATGCAGCTGCTTTCGCTGCGTAATGTTTTGCTGAGTATTCGACTGTATCTACAAGGCTGTCTTCTGCTTTGGTTGCCCACTCTTTAGCGGCGCCCTTATCAACCGTGTCAGTTATTCCGGTTCCACCAATGGCGTATGCCTTTGATGAATACTCGCTGTCAGCAACAACGCCATCGACTTTTATAGCCCATGTTTTCGAGGCTGCAGCATCTACCAATAAATCCCATTCGGCCACATCGTCTGCGAGCGTTCCCGTTGACGTGTGTGCATTCGTGCATACATAAATATTATCTTGACCAAGCGCTCCGGTAGCATCTTTAACAACATCATTCAGAACGTAATCTGTGCCACCAGCTGCGGCATGATCGCCTCTCCAGTCGCCAAGAATTGTAACTGATACACCGATATCACCAACCGCATCAAACTGAAGATACTTGTTTGCGCGTGCGGCAGCATTCGCCGCTATCGTAGTTACGCCAGCCTCTGTTATCACTCTTATGGCGCTTTCGGTTTCAGCCTCGACCAAGGTGAAAGCATTGTCCACGCCGTCGAAATTGCCGTTTACATCTTCGGCTTTCGCCAAGGTGCCAGGAGTAAATCTATTTACAAAATTCCAGAAAGCAGACATTTTATCTCACCAATTTTCTAATGATGTAGTTGTAAGTAATGCCGTATAAAGTATGCGGCTCTGTATATGTGCTTGAGGACGTTACCTGTAAACCAATATTTCTACCTACGCCGTCAATATCACCTTCTATTCGTGTTACGTCTTCTGATGACCAATTGAACTTGTCCCAGTTTGCGTTGTTCCAGTTTGAACCGCCTGAAGTTAATAATTTTTCTAGCGTTATGCCTGCCGGCGCTCTGCCAGAAGAGTAATCAAGAAGCACATTGTATTCTATTAGTGTTCCGGTGGCGCCATCTGCTTCAATAACCACTTTCTTAAATTGCTTATCATAAGAAGGCGAACCAAGATGGCTGTACGCAAGAATAAAGGTTGCCGTAACAGGACCGCCATCAAACGATGTGCCTTTATCCATTTGATGAACATATCCGGTGGTATCACCAAAGAATAAGATCTCAGAGCCGTTTGCGTCTTCACCATTAGCAGTGCAATTAACAACAACGGAATTATTGTCGGAACCAACATATTGAAACGTCGTAAAACCACTTAGCTTTTTATTCTTGAATGTAGCAACAATCACGGACCCATCTGAGAAAAAGGTGCGTATCTGGCTTTTCTTCTTCACAATAATAGAAGATAAAGCGCTCTCTTTGTGCGAGGTTACAATCGGCTCAATAATATGACTGTAAACAGAATCCTTGAAATCACCAAATTCTTGTACAGCAATAAAGTCAGTGAACCCACGATCGTCTAAATACTTGGTTGATCCAAGTCGCTGCACTGTCCACTCAATGCCACCCGATTCGTCAGATACGGTTTTCAGGTCCCAGGGTAAAGCTTCTGTATTTTTGCCATGTAAGGCGAATGTTCTGTTGCGACAAATAACCGCAAGCGCACCGCCCACCTCTTTCTTGAGGCCCACAATATCATCACCACAACCAATTTCAGCTGCGCCACCACCAGCCCAGATATAAGGCGTTCCTGTGTCTGAGTTTTGCAGCGAACCATTAGGAAAAGCTAACTGTAAGTGATACTCGTTGATCGCAAGGTGTAATGGAGCATCAACCGTGTTTCCGGTGAAAATTGGTACAAAAACAGAGCCATCCCACTCAAAGGCTTCGCTAACACCATTAACGCCATACATGCGTTTTGTTTTCGTTGATCCGTAAAAGTTGTAGTTCTCAAACTCGTATTTGCCGCCATTAGCCAGCTCGTTAGCCTCTTCAGCGCCGTCAATCGGTATCGCCCCAGATATGCTGCCTGTTGTGGCTTCGGCCTCAAATGGACCGTTGGTTACATCTCCAATGATAAAATAGCCCACTGCAGTCGAGCCCCAAGCGCCGGATTGCAATACAACTCGCTTAATAGTGGCTACAGCGGAAGAGCTTGTGCCGGTAATTACTTCGTCTTCAACATACTCAGCACCGGCACCACCATCGGTAAAATGTAATCGATTGCCGAGATCTTGTTCTACCCATCCCGCATCAGTGGCTTTCCACATCAAACACTTGGTTAATGCAGCGTTATCTCGGAAGGCATAAACGTCGTGATTATAAACATGAACACCACGTACAGTACCGGACCCATCGCTTACGCCGACTTTTCCAATCAGTGCACGCTGGGTTTCAATTGCATCTTGAGCATGAGTTGCATCGTCTGCGTCATTGTCTGCACCACGTTCTAAGGTAGCGCCATCTGCATAGGCCACGGTTGCGGCGGATACCTGAAGCTCTTCATTATTATCAAATGATCCGGTAACAGCGGTTAGAACCAAATAACCTTCTTCGACCGTGCCATAGTAATCAGTTAATGCGACACCAGTTTCGCCAGAATCTAATCCGGTTACGGTATCCCCTTCACTAACAGCGACTGTTCCGCCATCGTAGTTGAGGATCCAATAGCTCGCCTCTGATGGTGATCCTTGACCGTCAAAGCGCTCAAAGCCATCGACACGGCGATATCCGTCATTAGTAAGTAGTTCGTAATTAATTGCGGCAAGGCACATGCCGTCAGGAATAGTAAGCGGAGCGTCAACAAGATTGAGCCCGCCTTTTAAAGCGAATGATTCTGTTTCGACGTTACCGCGAGGCTTGCGTGCTAAGTTTGAATTTCTCATTATGCAAGGGGCTCTCTATCCTCGCTCATCGCAGGTAGCTGTTCTATTTCTAGCCTGTAGAGCAAGTTATCAAAATTTATCTCAGCTTCTTCAAGAACTTCGGGTGCGTTCTCATAAAAACCATAACTTTTGAGGGCTTGCCACACAACTAGCATGTGAAAGTCGTCGGGGAAATTTGTTAGTTCGTCGTCAGCCGCAGTAAGCGCTTGAGTAGATTTCTTGTAGTCGCCTTCAATCGTATAGATGTCATCCGGCTTAGGCTCAAAGCGTATCTCATTAGTGTCCGGTAAAACCGTAATGTAAAGAGGCGAATCTGCTGGCCGGACATTCATGCCTACTCGAAAGTTGCTGCGCCAAGTGGCATACGGTAGATAGATGAGCGGCTTCTGGTCAATTTCACCGAGCGCCGTTTCATAGTACATAAATGATTCTTGGTCCCAAAGCTTCAGATCAGTAATGCTTTCATCTGCAGCCAGGTAATCACGCTTATCTATGGTGGTGTCGAATGTAAACTCACCCCGCATGAAATTCCAGTTAGGGCGCATGAGCTGGATTTCTACCCACGCTTGCTGCACCCAATTAACAACTCTGAGCAATTGCCCAGCTTGATCTGTAACCGATGATGGCCCAGAACCAGTAATGCCTGCTTCTTCGCGCACTCGCACACATAGTTCTAGGTAATTCATGGTTTAGTTTCCGCCTGACACGACTTGGAAAGGATATGTCATAACTTCTTCTTTGTAGATTTGTCCGTCATCCGGATCTTGCGTCACAATTTCTTGCATCGCGTTCTTCAATACTTCGACCACTGAGGCAGGTACTGCCACGTTGATACCGCGAGGTATAGTGTAACCAACACCTTGTACGCCAACAAAAGCAGGCTCTGAGCCATTTTTCTTGTCTGACTTGGCAACATTAATCGTAATGTATTTATCGTGCTTCTTGCCCCGTGTGCCCTGTACTTTTGCAACAGGTTGATCGATATCATTTTTAGCACAGTGTTCCTGAATGCGTTCTCGCATTGTGCCTTCAGTCATCGATAGGGAAAGAGCTAATCCAAGTGTGTTTTTGGCGTAGAATTTTAGCTGATGCTTATCTGCAATTGCTAAATTAAAGTCTTCTTGTTGGTCAGTCATAATAAGGGTTTCCTTCTGTAAACGGCCGGTATTGGCGGTTAATGGGATCTTGTTGCTTTCTCAGCAATTAGAAAATGAGGCTAACAGCGTCGTCAGCCTCATTTAATTTCTTACACTTCTACGATATCAGCTACTGTTGCTGGGCAAACAGCAATATCGAAGAATGATGAAGTACGACGATCAATTCCTGTTAGGTCATCAACACCTAATTGGAATGCCGCAACACCAAGCGCGTCAGTCGGAGCTTGAACCACCTTGATTAAACCAAAAGGACAGTAGCCTGAAGGACAAGATAGATCATAGTTAGCGTCATCCTGAGATGCTGCCACCGGCAAAGTCGGCTCAATGATGTACGAAGTGTCGCCTATGCAAGCCAAGATATACACAAGTGTCTGCGTATCATCACCAGCTGCTAATGCAGGGTGAGCCTTGGTTGCTGAAGCTGCACCAGCTGCCGATAGTACCGAACCATCTTTAGCGCTAATTACAGCCAGACCACTTAAGTCGATTGAAGTTTCAACATCAAACGGAGTTTGGAAAACACCATTTATGATGTGATCAACCGCTACTGTTGTTAATACGTTTTCAACGGTTGATCCGTGAATCGCCAAAAGGCCGGCTGATAAAGCACGAGTACCCACTGTGTCACGGATACTTTTGTTTGTGATACCACTTAATTCGTTAGACATTTTATATTCTCCTGATAACAGCGCGGAGCTAATCATCAATAAGGTTATTTTAAATTAACCGGCCCGAAGGCCGGCTATGAGTTACTTATACTACACGATGTAAACGATTAAGATACGCCGTTTAATTCACTTGCGCCTACTTCTAAGCGAACCATCCAAGCTTGGTTAAGCACTACTGCTACGAACCAAGTTTTCCAGCCTACGAAGCCTTTCTGACCTAAAACGTCAGACTTGCTTGGAGTGCCAGGATTAAGAACAGTCGGGTGAATTGCACCAGCGCCACGTAAAGGAACTAAGCCGTATGCTTCTTTCGCAATCATAACGATTGGATAAACATCAACCTTAGTGCCAGAAGTAACCATGCCAGTACCAGAAGCAGTATCACCAGCGTCAGCGAATGGTTCTAAAAGCGGCGTCAATACATAACGCACGTTTTCAACTTTGCCGCACTCGAAAGGTAATGGCTTCATAGAACCATACTTTTCTACTGGCACGAAGCCTGGAATGTCACGAACATCTGAATCTAAATCAGTATGACCAAACGCTAAGTAAGCCGCGTCTACTGCTTCAGAACCGTATTGAACGCTTGAGCTCATCTTGCTTGTAATCTTGCGACCACGTTGAGCATTCAAGAAACGAGTTGCTGTACGTTGAGCTGTTAAGC